GATACCTACGCACATCAAGTTACTACCTTCGTAGAATACGCAGGCAGAGCTTAATAGGATTGGGCAAGGTACAGTTTGACAACTGTTTATTGGAGAGTTACAAGATATATCCATGGTAGATATAAAATATTAAATAATTATTTATCTTCCTGGTCGAGCTTCAGGACTTACTCTGATACCTATCTCTTTAGCATACTCAGGAGATATTAATGGTAACCATTCGTTTATAAACTGTGAACCACCAGGTACCAAGTTTAAAGTATATTTAACAGGATGTGACTTGTCAATCAACTCTTGATTTCCAGTAATCATACCTCTACTCTCTTGGGCTATTGCTCCTAAAGCTTTTCCCACTTTAGTTAAAAGTCCCACTTGAGGGATAATGTTACCACTAGTTATAGACTCAACTGATGCTGGATCATAATAGAAACGAACCTCGTCTGTTATTTTATTAAGTGCCTTGGCCCAAAACTTATATCTGTTCTTAGTATACTCATCATCATCGTCATCTGGTGCTGCTGCTTTAGCTGAAAGTAATAATGCAAGTAAGCCTACTAATAGACCAAGTTCTTTCATCTGATTAGTTATTTCCCTTCTAATCAAATCATAGAACTCTTCTTCACTAATGTTTAACTCTTTACCTTCTTTCTCTCTATATGCTTCCTTCTTAGCTTCTAACATAGCATTCATGTAGGCTAACCCTTCATCATTACCTGCCATGATATTTCGTATAGTAGATATAGATCTAAGTCCTTGATCTACAAATACCTTGGTGAATACACGAGCTCTACCATACTGCCACTCATTAGTCTCAAGGTTCTTGTATATATCTAATGTACGTAAGCTAACTTGTTTAGGAATCCAGCCTTTGAACATCATTGCTGACTTAAAGATTGTATCTCTTCTGTATCCAGCTTTGTTATCATTGTTCATCTGACCACTTAGATCTCTACTGTATTCTATCATGGTTACACGATAGTTAGCAATAGCTTCTTGCGTTAGTCCTTCAACAACAATGTTACCGTTCACTTCTTTAGCAACATTAACTAATGAGTTCTCAGCTTTTAGTTTCTTTATTCTTTCTTCTTTAGTTGCTTCTATCTCTTTACGTTCTGCGTAACTTAGTTTATATCTACCTCTATCTTGAGCAGATACATATTGACGAATGTTAACCAGCTTACCATCTACAAGCATTGTATTTTGTAAGAATGATAATGTATTAACGATCTGTAGTTTTCTTTCAGGGAATGAGTTGGTAGACATCATTACATCATTGAAGTTCCAAGAGCTAATCCACTGAGCATACTTACCTTCCTTGATGGCACGTTGTCTTTGTTTCTCAGCATCAATACCTTCGTTTAATGAAACAAACATATCAATCAATCCTTTCTCAATAGTAGATAGGGATGGAGCACCCACTGTATCACCAACAACTTTTGCTTGGTTTGTCATGTACTCACTGAAAGTATACATGTTTCCAGAGTTGATAAATGCTTGGAAGTTTACACCGAAATAGTTAGGAATTGCAATTAGATACTTTAAACCCACAGCTAATCCTTGTGTCAAGACGTTCAGGTTATCAAACCCTTTCTTGACGGATACAACTTTTTCGTTTCTTTCAGACTCATCAGTGATGAACTTACTAGTAACAGTATCTAATCCTATGTTGAAGAATGAAGTATCATCTTCTCGTATACCATAAAGATAATCATTTATAATGATTTCTAGTATATCTGCATTAAGAGATTTATCTTTTTCTACTACAACCTCTCCAGCTTTTCTAATGATCTTACCAGTGGCAGGGTTTACAGCAACCTGTCCTTTTGTTCTCTCAACAGAGAGTAATGTAACTAGCAAGTTTTCTAAGTTGTTTGCTTCCTCATATTCCATCAACGACTTAATCCAAAGAACACCCACCTTAGTTAAGTCTTTTGATAGTTGATCCACTGACTTGTTTGTTCTTGTAAATAGTTTAGGAATCTCCTTACGAACCGCTCTTGTCTCCTCATCAAACTTAGCATATGTATTCTGCTCATTAGGATCTATTGTATATAAGTCTTTAAAGAAATCACGTGCTTGTCCAATTGCGTCTCCTGTTTGAGAAACCTTTTGAACAAACGCAGCTTCAATTAATGGGAAGAAAGAGTTACCCTTATCATTTAGATATCCCATCTTACGAGCATGCTCATTCAATTGTGTAAAGAACTTCCACACATCAAGAGCTGCAGCATTCTTAGACATCTCTTTATAGTCGTCTGACAAGAAGTTTTCTTGTTTCATTGTTTCTTTAAACAATGCTTGGAAAGAATAAGATTGATAACCATTAAAGTCTTTAGCATCAATATCTAATGAGCTACGTACTTGTTTCTTTTGATAGTCACGCTCTGTATCATTAACTTCTGGATCACTAGAGAACAATACATTTTCTAGCTCAGCATCACTCTTTTCAATTATCTCCTTAGCCTTTCTCTTGAACTCTTCTACGTCCATGTTCTTTAAGAAGAAGTCTTTATCCTTATCATTGATAGCTTTATCATAGCTTTCGTAGAACTTCTTACTAATCTTTTTAACAAAGCTTAGTTTACCATCATCTACTTTACCAATCATATCAAATGCACTCTTACCCATCTTAGCAGCTTCTGTTTCTAATGCAGCAAGCTTTACAAAGTACTCATCTATCTTATCACTAGCTTTCTTGGTAGCAAGACTTCTAGACTTAAGCATTAAGTTAGTAGCTAGCTTTATAAGAGATGACGATAACTTAGATGCTTCGATTAAGTTCTTCTCAATAAAAGATGTAATAGGCTTCTCTGCAGAACGTACGTCTTCTTCTGACAACCCTGTCTTCAATGCTATGTGAACAATATAATCTTCTTGAAGAACATTGAACTTAGCTATCATACGTTTTACAGAAGCAGAACGTTTTTCTAGATTAGTTAATATATTCTTTTCTTCAGAAGTCATCTCCTTCTCATCAAACATAGATGTAAATATTTTATCTATGTCAATGAACTTAGATGCTGTGGCTTTAAACTTAATTAACTCTCCTAGCTTCACTTCTATATCCTTAGCAGTCATGTTATCATAATCAATATCCTCAAATGTCTTATAGACCTTTGCTGCATTGTTTAAGAAGGTGAACATTACGTTTGATATAGGATCAAAGTTTAATGTCATCTGTAACTTACGGATAGCCTTAGCTAGTTGTTTTAGTTGTAACTTCTTAGCTGGTTTATCAGCAGTCTCCACTTTACTTTTCTGTAACTTAGTATACTGTTGTTTTAATGATCTAACAAGTTCATCTACAAGTTTGTTACCGCTTGATTCTAAGTCAAGTGGTACAGGTAATAGATATAACTTACTCTCTTTAACGTTATCAAACTTACCAATCTCTACAGCAGTTAGCTTTAGTTCAGATGACCAGTCTCCCTTCACTGTAGGATCATACTTCACTGAGAAAGGAATCATCCTAGCTCTTCTAATCTGATTAGGCTTTATACCAATGTTATATAACATCTGTGCATACTCACCCATCTGAGACTTCCATTCTTTTTGTTTGTACCAAGGCACATCTTCTTCTTTCTCTTTATTGATAGAAGTAAACTTCCAGTCATAGACATCCACCTTAACTCCTGTAGTATCATTAGGTTCGATTGCTATCAAGTCAATAGTAGATGCTATCATACCCTTAGGTTTTGTATTCACCATCTTAGTTTCTGTGATGAATCTTGTACCTGGAGCATAAGAGTTTACAAGATCTTTTAGGTAGGAGTTTAATACAACTTGTACTTTTTCAGGTAGCTCTGTATCTATATCAACAGCTAGTGGTTCAGGTCTAGCAAATCCATTCTCATCAATCAATGCTGAATTAAGATACTGCTCAACATATGTGTGTCCAGCAATACCCCACTCCTTCATTTGATCGTATATCTTTTGTTGATACTCAGTGGTATCCCACTTCATCATACCTTTAACCTTCTCTGTAACACTCTTTAATATACGTGTTCCATCAAAAGTATAAAAACGTTTGTCAGTAGAAGTTGCAGGAGATAATACAATACGTTTGTCATAGTCTCTTAACGTATCATATAATTTATTAACTGGTTCTGTACTCTGTTGTAAGTATATGCCTCCACCTTGTATCTGATCAGCAGTACCCACACCTTCCATAATTCTTCCAGCAGTTTTCTGAAACAGAGAGATGTCACTCTTCTTATACTGTCTTCTGAATAAGTCTAAGATGGCATTCCAAAATCTTCTGATTGTAGATATGTTTTCTTCAGCTTGTAGTTCTGGGAACTGCTCAATATCAGATGAGTTATTAATAATAACTTCTGCTATTAACTTATCAACGGCTTCCTTCTTGATCTTACGGATGTTAGGCTTTCCGTTCTCAAGTTGATACTTGGGATTGTTCTTATACTGTTCGAATACTATTTTGTATATCTTGAATCTATCTATCTTAGATATCATCTCAGTGACAAGTCTAGGATCAACTTGCTCAAGAATAGCTGTAGAAACGTGAACCATCTCTTCAGTGAGTGCTTCTGCTTCTTTACCTTCTGCAATTGCAATAATGTTTTTAGTTAAGTCAGCAAGACCATTGATACTTGTAGTGTCTATGTCAGAGTTCTTTGCGTAGTCAGCTAGAGTCATTAACGACACTTCCATCTGCTCAATAGCTTTCTTTACATTAGCTATTGTTTGATCATCTGCAATCGATTGACCTATACTGTCTTCTTGATAATAAATACCTTTAGCATTATCAATTTGTTTGAATGCAGGTTTGTTAGCCCTAGCCTTTGTACCATTATTCTCTTCAGAGAATAACATTTCCTGTACATCAAAGTTTTCCTTAGCATCTCTAGACCACTTACCATTAAGTGTTCTAAATAAACCCAAGTCGAGTATATTCAAAAAGCCATCTATAGCACCCTGTGTACGCATTGCTGCCTTAGTGGATGCTTCAGATGTTCTAAACTTTTGTGTATCTTTACAGCTCATTGTTATACAATTGGGTTAGTGCAAGTGTTATCTTCTTCTTGCCAGTTATCAGTTTGTTCAGTAGACGGTTGTATTAATTCAAACTCGATAGCATATGGATATTGACCTATTAATTTATCAGTAACTGACTTCTCCCAACCTTCTTTCTGCCATGTAGTATCTTGATATTTCTGAGTAAATGGAACTACCTTTGTTATTCTAGTTTGAGCTATTCTACCAGATTTATCTGTCATAGGAATTATTTTACCTACTAGATCTTCAATCTTGGTTAAACCATAATCTTTGATCATCCTAGCAATATCTGTTTTTGCACGAGTTGTACGAGTACGATCACCAGATAATATAAGGTCCATTGTAGACTTACCTGCAAACTTAGACTGCATTTTACGACTACCTTGTCCATCTGTAAAGTTTTGTTCAATTGGTAATACTGCAGCAACTGACGATTGTGTAATTTCAGAAGACGTATCAATTGTCGCATCATCAGGGTATAGCTTAACAATCTCACTATCATTCACCTCAGGGCTAAACTTAATATCAATAAATGATTGTGGATCAATCTCACCATTAGGGAATCTTCTATTAACTGTCATTGTTCTTTCTTCCACCTTGATATATCCATTATCAAACACTGAAGGTTTAGCTTCCATGTATAATTCATTAGCATATATGCCTTGTCCCCAAGCATTCACCATCTTGTATACATAAGATAGATAAGCCTTTCCGTTCTTAGGGTTTATGTAAGTTCTAATTAAAGGTATAGTTTGTGCTTCGTCTTCGTATACTTTCTTGAATAAGCCTTTCTTAATATAAGAATAGTCTTTTTCTTTTCTCATCCTCTTCTTCTCAGCAGTACTTCCTTTCTCCCAGCTATAACTAACAACATCTTTAGCATCTATACTATTGATGGATACCTGTAGTAACATTGGAACTTTACCATCTTGAATTGCAGACTTTGCTTTCTTAGGTAAGAAATGGTTCATCGAAGGATTGTACATACCTTTGATATAACTAGCTGACATAGATGGTACGATGTCTGAGTTGTTCCAGTTGTTTCTCTTGAACACATCGAGGTTAGTAAATTCATCTAAGTTAGAAAATTCATTTATATAAGACAACGTTTCAGCGTACTTATTTTTGAAATCCTCATATGGCAATAACGAAGTAAATGATATAGGAGATGTTCTCAAACCTGATTGTAATATAGATAGAGATACTAAATCATCATACAACTGTCCTTTACCCTGAGACTCAAGATATTGTTTTATCTGAGCAAACCCATAAATGTATCTGTTCTCATCGTACACCTTGTTAGCTTTGTTCTTGATATACAAGTTGTTAGCTTGCTTCTCTTTCTCAGCAGGCTTCTCACCCATTGCATCAATTACAACGTTCTGATATAAAGGATGTCCTTTCTTAATACTCTTGATAAAAGTCATCACTTGAGAGGCTGTACCTTTCTTGTTGATTAATATCTTTTCAATCTTAGTATTAAGTTGTCCTTCATCATTCTGTACTGCCCAATCAAATAGATCTGCTACAGCTGTTTGTGCAATTCTAATAAACTGATTATCGGGTAGGTCAATGTAAGGAAGTAATGTTTTCTCTAATACAAGTCTTGCTAATCCTTGATCGGATGGTAACAATGCAGCAATAGCATTTCTTACATCTTCCATTGTATCACCTAGCACTCCTAAGAAAGATTGCTCTAAGAACTCTTCTACATTAGAGAAGATTGTATTCTTAGCTCTACTCAATTGCATCATCTTCTTGAAGATCAAGAAAGGATCATTAAGATTAGCTGTGTCAAAGTTTGTACCTTGAGATACATAGAATAACTGTTGAGCCATCTTGGCATACTTCAAGAACTCTCTTAACATGAAACGTTGCATTGCTGCTTCATCATTAGTTAACTTATCCTTATCCTTTCTAATCATCTCTTGAAGCTTATCAAAAGAAGGAATACTATTAACCACTGCACTAGACTTCTTATTATAATTGGTTGAGTCTTCTAACTCCTCAACATAGTCCTCAATAAATAAGTACGAGTATCCTTTACTCTCTAACTTTGTTAGGTAGTCACGGATGATAGGTTGACTCATGAAATAAACTACATCTTTTACAGGAACTCCTTCTTTGATTAAGAATAGATATGTAGCTATCGTTTGAGGAGTAGCACCCATCTGCATCAACCAGTCATCCTTAGAAATATCCACAGAGCCGTCAATAATTATACCATTAACATCAGAGATGTATAGGTCATTATTAGCATCCTTAATCATGGATAATGTAGATCTCTTCTCACCATTAACAAACACACTGTTAAACTTCTTAAACTTAATCTCAGCATCACCCATCCACTTTCTATCTTCTACTGGAATCCTATCTCTACGAGAAGGATCTACAGTGAATAACAAACGTTGATTTAATGAGTGGTTAGTTTGAGCTTGGGCTGCAATACCAATTAATCGTTTACCAGTAACTAAGTTGTATCTGATACGTGCCATGTCTTCTAACACTAACATTGTATCCACCTTAGAATAATCTGGTTTAACCTTACCTCTATCTGATAACAACTCATTTGTTAACTTGATTAATACATCAGCAGAGTTAGGTTTAATTAACTGCTCATAGTTCTCTTCAGATGATACTAAGTTCTCAGAAGACTGAATGTATGCATTCTGTAACGCCTTCTTAGTATTCTGCATCTCAATAGGATAACTCTCAAACTTAGATAATGAATCTAATTCAGAAGCTTCTGCTAGTTCTGTAGCAAACTCTAGTTTCTGAGCATTGATGAGTTCTTCTTGTTGTGGTATGACTTCATTTAGTTTGAAATTAGCTACCATTTCTCCAATAGCTTTGATAGAAGCTGATTTGTTTTCTCTGAATGCAGCAAGAGCTTCAGCAGTTGCTTTATCAATCTCTTCTTGAGTGGCACCTAATACTCTTAGCTCCTCTTGATATATGGAACTCATATCGTTCAATATCTTCTTATCTTGAGCAGATGTAGAATATTGGTTAGATAAGATTGTAGCTAGTGCTAAATAACGTCTGATTTCTTCAGGACCGTTAATGTTTAGCATATACATCTCTTTCTTTAATTCAAAGACTTTATCTTTAAGATCATCACTTAGCTTTCTAAATATTTTAGAACCTTGTGCAAATAGTTCTACCATGTAACCATCTTGAGCAACATTAATTTTTTGCTTAATAGACTTGTAGCTATCTAATAGTTCTTCATAGTTTAAAGCTTTTGATTCTTCTACAGCAGTTTTATAGCTCTCGCTTAAGCTGTTAAATTGTTCTTTGAACTGCTCTCTTAGTTTAGCAACTTCGCCTTTAGCTAAGAACCGAATGTATTTACTTACATCTTTATCAGCATTATCAATCACCCAGTTGTAATATCTTTCTTGAACTGTAGAGTTGTCAGCAGTTAAATATTTAATTACTTCAGGATATCCATTCTTACCTCTACGTAAGTTCTTAAAGTACATAGACAATGCATCTATGTCAAAGTCAGATCCTACTTTTCTAACTAATGCTGAAGGAATAATAACTACGTCACCCATCTCTTCAGGTAGGAACTTAGCTATTCTAAATACGTCAATAGAGTTCTGCTTCTGTGAAGGGATACGGAATCCAATACCAGTGATAGCAGCTAGTTGAGCTTTTCCTTCTTCAGTGTTATTGAAGTAGTCCATTAGTTCATCATCTGTCTTATCAGATTTAAACCATCTTCTAACTGCTATTTCACATACGCGAATAGGGTTACCGTCAGGACCAGGATGATCATAGAACTTTAAGTAGTCTGATGTATATCCAGTCTTACCATTGATAGTTACTTCCTTAGGACGTAGAGTTTCTAATAGCGTAGAAGGCATCTGTACTTTCTTACTTCCAGTGATTGTACGAGATACAATGTTCTTGTCAGCAATAGAGTATAAGATGTTCTTGATTTGTCTGTAAGCAGGTGTAGCTTCTAGGATTGTTTCACCATTCAAGAATCCTGCTAACGAATCAATAACGTTGCTGTTAACCTCTCTCCTCAACATCTCCTTACGTAATGTATCGTAAGCCTTTGTACGATTCTCAGGTTTGATTACATACTTGCCATCTTCTTTAGTGATACCCAATATAGTCATTGTGTCCTCCATACCATTTTTGATAAGGGCTTCAACGATCTTTTGGTTATTCTTTATCTCTTTATATAACTTAGATGTCTCTAGTTTTTCATCTTCACTTAAGTCAACCCACTCTTGATACTTAGTAGTAAAGTCAGAATCACGCATGAAGTCAACAGGTACACCACCTTCCATTAAATCAAGAGTCATTAACTTAACCGCTTGAGATCCTGTAGTTACAGTAGATGTTTCTTTAGTAGGAACGTCTGTTTGATTGCTCAAGATAGTTAAAGGTATGATACTGATACCACCATCTTCCACTGTTCCAAAAGAATCAGTTACAAAGTTTCCATCCTTATCATATAGCTTATGTTTTGTATTAGACCCTACCTTTCTACCACTACCAAACACTACATAGTCTACACCACTTGACTGCATTCTATTATATAGATTAACATAGTTGACATCTGCCTCCTTGTTAAACTCTTTCATTATCCTATATGATATAGGGAACAATGCAAACTTGTCTAGAACTATATCGTTATACTTCTTACCATCATCTTTGTTACCATTAGCAACAGGCTTGTAAGGAGTATAAGCACTTTGAACTTTAGGATTACCTTTATCATATGCTTCTATTTCTTCTACAGATAATTGATCATATAGATCTTTATCAACCTTCTCCCAAGCTATGTCATAAACATACTGACGTTCGTCGTTACTATCCCATTCACCAGCAGCAATACGAAGCTTACGTAGACCTTGGAACATAATCATTCCACCACCGTCTCCTTCATCCCATGATCCGTAAGTTCCCCAAGGACCTTTGATATCAGCAACAGCTTTTACATCCTCAAGAGTAGCAGATACAAGACTATCATTAAAGAAGTCAGTGTATCCTATGTTATTATATCCACCAGTTTCTTTCTTATCAGTCTTATAAAGCTTATTCCAAACTTTATCAAACGCTGTGTTTAGATTAGCAGATCCTGCAGCCAATGCTTGGTGAGGTGAGTTAAAGTTCTTAACACGCTTCAACTCATCTTTATAGAAATAAGGATCAGAGTATACAAGCTTATGCATCTCAATATTATTGATAGCAAAGTTTAATACAAGTGAATGTAGTTTAGATTGTAGTTCATCTTTTGATAAGTCTTCACCAAATGCAATGTTTTCTACATTGAATACATTCTCTGATTCCTGCTCAACTAAGTTATAGTCTTCCATTGTTTCTAACAATGTAGCAGCTCTAAATTCAAAATATTCAGCTATTGCTGCATCTATCTTATCAGCATACTTGTCATAAAGTTCTGTTGGAGAAAGTTGACGGTTACCCTCAGCAACTATCTTATCATGCAAACCTTTTTCATAATTATCAAGGATACCTTTTAAGAAACGTAAGTCTGTATTCTTTCTTCCACTATCTTCAGGAATAACAATCTTTCTTTCTTCTCTAGATACATTTATCTCATCAATAAAGTATCCTTTAAAGATAGGTTTAGCCATCTCTAACTGAGCAGAGATTGATTTAGTAAGATCTACAGAGTTACCCATGTTAGACATGTGCTCCATTCCTGCATCACCTGGAACTAAGTTAAAGTAGTATCCTTTAAGTGCAAGGTTTATCTGAGCAACTAAACGATCTCTGTAGTCCATCTTAGATGCTGATACTCTCTTACCTTTAGCAGAGTTAAAGATACCATCGAAATAACCATTCTTCATTAACATTGGACTACGTCCAACTGTAATGTTTCCAGTCTTACGATTGAACATCTCTGCCATCTTAACTGAGTTCTGAGAGAAGTTATCAGCATTGTTCATTAAATACTCATAACGAGTACCTTGTAGCTCATCAAGATTCTTGATCTGTGATAACATATCAAACAAGTCACTATGTGCATTCCTTCCAATGAACGTTTGAGTGAGCTCACCATTAATGTTATAGTGTGTAGAATCAAACTCTGGGTTCTTAATCATTGCCTCAATCTGAGCTATCTCTCTTAATCTACCTCTTAGTTCTAATGACCTACCACTAATAGTTGCTACCTTCTTAGCTTCTTTTAAACTATCATGCATACCACCAACAGCTTCCATGAACTGAGTCTTGTACTGAGGGCGTTTCTCTATATCTTTGATATCAAACTCTATACCTAATCTCTTCAAGAATGTAATCATTCCAGCAATAGTATCAGGCTTTGGTCCTAACGAATCAGCGTTTGCAAAGTATCCTCCACCTTTTTTCTTAGCGTCGTAAGTGAATAGCTTGTTACTAGGATCTCTCAATGCTACTGTCAAGTCTGCTTCTAAGTCAAGCATAGATTGATCTGTTGCTGTAGAGAAGTTAGAATCATCAATCACTACATCACCATTAGATAGGATGTAAACATATTTAACTTCAGGGTTTGTTTTAGCAAACGTCTTCCATAAACCAGTAATTAAACTAGTCTGACCTACATTAGTCATCTTATCAAGAGAGAAGTTCTTAATACCAAACGTAACCCTTTCAGCTAATAGCTTATAAGAGATGTTTTGTTCAGCAAGCTTCTTGATGTTACCAATCATCTCATCAGGTTTGCGAGACTTATCTACAACGTTCTGTATGTCGTTCTTCACCTTAGATAACTGCTGTAAGCGTGGACCGTTTACAGTGGACATCACGGTAATACCTTCTGCATCTACAACAGGAAGAGTTGCCAAGAATAACTTGATAGCTGTATTAGCTTTTCTAAATGTATCAATCTTGTTAGCATCCTTGTAATCTTCCTTACCAGAGTTGTTCTCATCACGAAGGATAGCATTGTCATTCTCATCAAAGTCAATCTCATAAGGGATTAGATAGTCAGTGTGACTTTCTACAATAGCATCCCAATTGTTCTTGATGTTCTGATATAATGATTCATAGTTCTTGATAGAAGCTTCTGTAGCAGGAGTGCTTTTCTCTTTCTTCAAGATAGCACGTGCCATCTTAAGTTCTTCTAATACGTTACTCTTTAAGTTATCGTATAGATCAGCCTTCTTTCTAACGTTGATATCAAAGATAGATTTGTCAGGATTATTAGGATCCCACAACAAGTTAGATACTGTAAAGTATGTCATCTGTTGCATCAAGTCATCCCATTGAACATCTGTAAAGCCCATCAAGGCGTAACGATATTCCTCATTACCATTAGCAATAGCATTGTCAATATCAATAAAGCCAGCTTTAGCAAACGATAACTTAGACTGATATGGATTATACTGTGCGTAGTATCCATTCCCTATCTTCTCAAATAACTTCTCTGTATTGTTCTTACCCTTCTCACCAAAGAACATCTCTTTAAAGAAGTTGATGATGTCATCAAATATCTTCTCAAGGAATGACTTAGCAGGACCTGCAGGCTTTTGACCTTTTCTTACATAGTCTATTAACTCTTCTGCAAGAGCTTCTTTTATCTGATGATTAGTAGCAGTGGAATACTTAACTTGCTTAGCAGTCTCACGATCAAAGAAAGAACCTTCTCTAGCTTTAACTTCTTTATAGATGCGTGACTTCTCTTTAGGAGTTACTAATGTATCCCAAATAGCTTCAAACACCTCGTGATATGCTGTACCAGCCAATGCGTTCTCATATACATAGATGGCTCCATCTTTGTACATACCCCAAGCTTGTCTACCGTTAGACGCTTGAATCATTCTCTTAACACGGTATACAGGAATGTTAGGGAACGTTGTCTTTAACCAGCTCTCAATCTCATCCCAGTTCTCTCTTTCAAGTTTCTCTTCGTTAGCATTTAATACTGCCATACGATATTCCTTGGTAGGTAGATTGTTAGGATCAATATCATCCATCTCATCAGTTGTTTCGATACTCACCTCATCAGGAGTAGCAGAACTAACTATAGGTTCTTGTGGGATGTCTTCTTTATTCTCTAACTCTGCATCTACAAAAGGTTTAACCTTACCAGCAACAAATCCTCTAACTCTTGCAATGAGATCATCTTTATCTGCTTCTGGAAAGTTTTTCTGTAACTCATCATATCCTGATACAATTACAACTTCTTCAATAACAGCATTACCGTTCTCATCATAGAACTCATTAGCATTTACTTTAAATGTGATTACCACTTTACCCTTATACATAGTGAGAAGATTAGATGTCTCACCATCTAATACAAACTCAGTGGGTTCAGGAGCTGGTGCAATTTGTTCTTCTATAGGACCAGATAGATAATCATCCACTTGAGGTTTAACCTTACTAGCAATGAATCCTCTGATAGTTGCTAATATCTTATCATTATCACTGTTGTATTTGTCATTTAAGAACTTCTGTCCTTTAACTACTTCAACAGACTCAATGTTAACTGTACCATCTTCATTATAAAACTCATCTTGATTAACCTTGAACTTAACCTCTACCTCACCCTTGAACATTGAAACAGTGTTGTCTGTCTCACCATCTAATGTAAACTCAGATGCAACAGCAGTAGAGGCAGCTTTTGCCTGTGCAGTGGTTACTGTCTCTTTAGCAGCTTTTGTTCCTAATGTTTTCTTAGGTTGTTTCTTATTTATTGCTTTACTATATTCATCGATGTTTAAATCATCCATGATAAAGTATATACCTTCTCTGTTTGAATCCTCAGCGTTCTCTAATGGTTTAATCTCAGTGGTTAAAGGAATCTCATCGATGTTTCTAGGAGATCCATCTGGGTTCTTATCAGACATTAAGTATGACTGATAGTTAGGCCATTGACGAGTTACCATCTTACCACCTTCAGATACACTTATAATCTCAGTGTAAGGTTTGTTATATTCTGAATCAGATGTAGCTTGACGAGAGTTAACATTATGATACATCTCTTCAAGCAATGCAATGATATTATCTTTGTTTGCTTTAATAGATGTTGGTGTAAATGGAATGTTACTTCCTTTACCAGAGATGAATAACTTTAATCCATCATCTGTATCTTCAAAGAACAAGCTATTGTAAGAAAGCTTCTCTTTAGGAGTACCCCAATATACTACAGTGCGTAACCAAGAAACTAAGTCGTTAGCTTCTGTACTACCTTTTATCTTACCAATACTAGCAAGACGTAATACAGCATCATATATAGCCGTGGCTTTAGCATTATTATACTGAGCATTCTTTAACTTAACATAAGCATTACCTAAGTCTAAGAACACTCTACCTAATGCGTCAGTGTAGCTAGTAGATCCTTTCTCTACACGATCATTAGTTGTAGGGATGTATATTAACTTCTTCTCACGAAGATCATCATTCTTCTCATCATCCTTAATTAATCCTGCAGCCTTAAGAGTTGTCTTAGCCTGACGATTTCTAATAGGTTTATTAGTCTTTGGATTGATCTGATCTGGATGAGTTACATAGTCAGCATTACCAAACGATGGAGTTATCTTGTATTTATTAAGAGAAGGATTGTTTAATATGTAATCAATCTCTTTAGCATATACCTTTCTAACTTCTTCTTCTATTGGTTTATCTTCTTCACGGAACATGGTTTCACCATTACTCCAACGAAGTTTAGGATCAGGACGTACTTGGTATATACCTTTGTTGATTCTATCTTCTGAGCTTACAATAGCTTTACCATTCTCATCTACAGGAAGTAAAGAACCATCGCTCTGCTCTTCCACCATCACTAATACAACAGTACGATCATTGCCACCTATGTGGTCAATTAATCCTGTCATACCTAACTCTTCTTCATTACCTTTACGATCTTCTCCGTTACCTTTACTTACTAGTACACCGTATATGTTGTCTTTGTTACGGAAGCTTTCGAAACGTGTACCAAACTTATTAGCACGAACATGATGCTCTCTTAAAGTTTCATCTTTCTTAAGGAATGCTTTAGTGGTAGCAATAGAAGCACGGATAATATTAAGTAAGCTCTTTTTATCATCTGGTTCATAGTTTGAATCATGATTGGTAGTGGGAATAGAGTTATCAATAGTTCCAAGGAATTGCTCCTTCACCTCATTGATCTTTAACTCTTTCTCAAGTTGTACTGCTCTAGCTTTATCAGCTTCTGTCTTGTGTAGTTTATATAGTTCACGTAATCTCTTAAGTGTACCTTCTTTAGCAGATAGTTGTTTCTCGTAGTTAGATAGTTCTTCTTGAAGAGCACGTAACTCATCTCTTAACTGTTTAGCAATAGGCTCATTAGGAGTAACATCAGCTTCATCTATCTGTGCAAGATCTGCATCTAGTTGATTGATGTCATCATATAATGCAGCAGCTATAGCAGTGTATGGAAGAATCTTCTCTGCTTCAGACGTAGGGGTGATAGCTTTCTCAGCTTTAGTATCTTCTAAGTTCTTGTTTAAGAAAGCAATGATGCCGTCTCTATCTAAAGGTACTCCAGGATACTTATCAAAGAACTTTTCTATTAATGACTTAGCAGCTTTATATGCACTCTCAATAACATTCTCAACCATATCAATTAGGTTGGAAAGCTTATTGATCTGTAATCCAGTTTCTAAGATGGCATCATTTAAACCTTCACGTTGCTTTCTCATAGAGTCATATAACTCTCTGTAGTTACCTGGTTGATCTTGTAACTCTTCTGCAGTGACAATTAAGTCTTCTAGACGTATCTCTAGTTCTTCTTGTTCTGATTGTAGATTGAATAGTTCTTTACGTAACTGATCACGCATCTTTGTTAGTTGCTTGATCGATTGCAATGTTCTATGTGTTGTAGCTTTGAATCGTTTTGTTTTGCTTGTAACAGTGTTAGGTCCTTCTACCTTCTTACCTAGTTCTTCTAACTGTTTCTCAATCTTACCAAGCTCTTCTGTTTTTTGTTGAATAAGATCTTTAGTATCTTCTAATGTTTCTAAAGTCTCATCAAAGATAACTTCAATGGTACCTGCAACAGTAGCAACCTTCTCTAATACAGAAGGATCTGGAGTCTTGTCATTAGTAAAATCATCAAGAACCTTTTGTTCTGCTTTTGTAAGAGTTCCTACTTTCTCAACAATAGCTTGTTTGAATCCTTTCTTTGCAACAAAGTGTTTGCCATGTAGCTCAATACTATCAATCTTACCTTTAGCATTTTTAAATACAAAGTTAAGTTTACCTTCATCATATTCAAGTCTACCTTGTACCTTACCACCTTTGGCTTTACCAAAGTTAAATGAATATACATTGTTTGCATTCTCTATAAAGAATAATGCTTTCTTATTGTTTTGTACAGATTCTACCTTACCAATTTTGTAAGTGGCAAAACCATCTTTAGCTACAACACCCATCTTGCCATCAGGAAACTGTACCTTTATATTACCATCTTCATTAACTGCTAATACAGTGAACTTTGTAAACTCATAAAAAGCATTACCTTTTGGTGTTTGGGATTTGTTACCTACAAAGTATTCTTTACCTATCTCAACTTCTGTATCACCTCTCTGTGTCTTTATTTTAACAGTGGGTCCCTTTACAGCTTCTTCAGCAGCTTTCTTTTCAGCAGCTTTCTCTTCTGTAGTCTTCTCAAGATCTTCTTCCTCTGGGGTTACAAAGTTTTCTGGGTTCTTTAAGATCTCATTATACTCACCAATAAATTGTCTTCTACGTAATCCAAGTTCAAAATAGTCTATACCCTCTTGAGTAGCATCTGCAATTTCTGTATCTGTTAACTGTGTAGTTTTTTGGTACTCAGCAAGTTGATCAGCAATCTCTTTATTAACTTCTTCTAATGTAACATCTTCTCCACGAACTACTCTTCCAAGTATATTCTCTAATGAGATGTTATACTTACCTAGCTCTACAGATAGTTGAGGTATACGATGATTGTAATCATTAACTTTAGCTGCAGCATATACAAGCTTGTCAATAGTATTATCAGAGTAAAGACGCTTACCTTCTTTATTAGCTAATCCAGAATACTTAAGATCAAGTGCCTTTTGAAGTTGAGAAGCATGTTTTGTTTGAGCCTCTACTAAGTCTAAACGAGCTAAGAAAGATTGTTGATCATCAGCTTGGCCAGTAACACCTTCTTTCTTTAACTTAGTAAAATCAGTGAGTGCTTCTTGACGCATCTCATCAATCTCCTCATATACCATTTCTTCAGCACCGTATTTTAAACGTGTACTAATAAATGTATGAGCATAATCAAACTCTAAATCTTTAGACTCTAGTTTATCATTAGCAAGGATTGCATCTTTTCTATCTTCTTGAATTGACTCAGCTGTGTTTATATTATTATTAGCAGCTATTAAGTTTTGCTTAAGTCTAGTTTTTTGTAATGCAGGAATAGCTTCGTCACGTAGTCTAGCTTGTTCTCCACCATATCCAAACAATCCTCTTTCTCCTAATGTACCAGTTTGTCCAAACGCTATCTTACCATCTTTCTTACCAACTAGTCCCATAGTCATAAGACCACCAGATACACCACCAGTGAAGATGTTTAATAAACCTTCATCACTTGTCAATGCTTCTTTGATACCGTATCCAATAGCATCATCTGCTATTGTAGATTTCTCTCCTCTAGTTTTTCTAGCAAAGTAGTTCTGTGTACCAGTTTGAATAGCGAACTGTGCACCTTCTTCAAATGCTTCTGCAGGACTAAACAATGCACTTGCAGCTTTATATCCTCCATACATTAACTTACCAAAACCTTTCTGAGGTAATGTAGAAACAACTTCACCTGCTTGTCTAGCAACACCATTTAATATACCCTTCTCAGATTTAAAGGATGAAGAGAATATCTTAGGAAGCTGTATATAGTTAGTTACAGATAGCAATGCAGTATTAGCAGCAAAGCTAAAGTTACCCACTGATTCTGAATATTGATTAATCCTTTCTAAGTCTGCACCTTCTGGATCCACACCATAATTCTTCTTATAGTCTTGGATCATTTGAGTTCTGAACTGGATGGAATTATTTAATGCTTCCAATCCTGCTTCACCTGCGGTTGCTGTAAGAGCTGTGATAGCTCTATCTGATTTAAGAAGACCTGCGCCTATCTTTGATTTAGTAGCAGTCCATAAACTATTCAATCTACTGTTAACTGCAGACAATGCTTCAGCATTACTTAATCCTGCAGCTTCTGAAACAATACTTTCTGCAGCAGCTGCACTATCTACACCAAGTGATGTAAGTCTAGCAGCCTTAGCTATACCTTTCAATGCTGTGCCTAATAGTCCACCTGTAACCAAACCAGCAGCACCAGCACCTAGAGCAAAGCCCATGTTGCTGACAATATTATCAAATAAGAAGTTTGCTGTTAATAGATTAGATGGTTCCCACCAGTTACCATTTCTTTCACGTTCTGTTTTATAGAACGCATACTTATCATTTAATGATTCTTGAAAGTCATTTAATGAATTACTAAGATCGTTATTATAGAAGGAATTAAACTTACCAGTTTTGGAAGTTTCATATATACCATTAACTATACCTACAGTACCATTGATAAATGTAGATGTAGCAATACCTGCCATCTTTGTTACACCATTAAATGCTTTTTCTGCAAATGATTGGTTCTGAGCATACAGCTCTTCATTATCTAATCCTGTGAAGAATTTAGGATATCTACCAGACATGTTTATATCTCCTGAAGAAACAGTAGGCATAGCGCTAGCGTCTTTAGGAGCAGACTGATTTAGAAGATTGTTGAAAATCTCATCATAGCTTGCTGTAGGCTTTAAAGTAGGAACCATTGTTTCTACTGGAGTATACTCAGTAGGTTGGTAACCTGGTAGATTAACTGGTTTTAATTCTTCTGCCATTATCTTCTTATTTCATTATTCCTTCTAAGACAGATGGATTTATACCTGTAGGTAATGCATCTAACTGCGTATTCATTTGGCCATCAATTATTTTATAAAAAGGCTTAGGGTATGTTACTGGTTTAATAACATCTCCTGACTTTTTATCATGTAAATTCATGACGAACCATAGTTTGTTTTTATCAAGACCTGGGTCTGGAACTAGATCAGCAGTGATACCATATTTGTAATTTTTTAAGTTGATAAAATCATCACTTCCCCACCAAGATGTATCAGGGTTATTTGTTCCACCTAAGTTACTTGTACCAAATGCATTGATTTGATTAAGTACTTTGGGAACAGGTGAGCTTCTTGGAGCTTGTCCAAACATATATTCATAGTCAGATTCTTGAACAGCTAATTCCTCAGTGGTACCGTCTCTCTTAGTAACTACCATTTGATAGGCATTACCCATTCCTGCACCTTTAGGAATAACTCGCATTCCCACTTTACTGTCTGGAGATAAGATGGCTGCCTTTACAGCTTCTGCATTATCTGCTACACCTACATAGTTATCTACTATCTGTATTAGATTATTATCAATATCATCTTTATTAGCCTTTCCTCTATTGACAGGGGTAATTAGCGGTTGTGTTGAATAACCAGCGTCTTGATATAGCTTTGCTAATATCTTTGTTTTCTTATCAACTCCAGCTTTCTTCATAACATCTCCTGCATTTTGAATGCCTGGATGAACTATACTTCGACCATTGCCTGGATCAGATGTACGAACAGAGTTACTTACGTCATTAAACTTATTTCCTAATTTAGCTTGTTGTCTTAATGTAGCGGCACGTCTATTAGATTCCTGATCTTTACCTAGAGCCATTCCTCCAAAAAACTCGAAGTGATCTGCATTAATTAATGTCCAATCCATTACATCATCAGCAGTTAATGTCACTTTAGATTGTATTCCAGTTGAAGGATTATAAGTATCAATTGTAACTGGCTTTATTAACTTCTTAATCTCAGCGTTAGACTTAACATCTACTCCTTGTAACTTAGCTTCAGCAATTGCTTTTCTATCAAACTCTTCAAGCTGACCTCTTAATGTAGTAGCATCTTTAAGACCTGTATCATATTGTCTTACTAAGTCTCTATATTGTAAAGGAATGTTACCACCCTTCTTCCACTTAGTAACCATCTCTGAAGCAAACTGATTTGTTAAATCATTAATGTCTCCAGAGTTAGGATCTATAACTACACCTTTAACCTTAGCTATATTAGCAATCATCTTAGCAATCCTCTCGTTGTATGCTTGGTCCTTTTCTCCAGGTTGTTTAGCATGAGCATTTTTGAAGTTTGCTATAGTTAATGCATACGCAGCTTGGTTAGTAGCACCTAGTACATCGCTATATTCATTTTTCTTTTGATTAACTATATCGTAAGCTTCTCCACCTTCTACATCAAAAGGAGACTTAAGTTGTTTGGGTTTATATCCTGCAGGAGGTGGCCCACCAAACTCTAAATGCATCTTTAACTGTTCTAACCAAGCATCTCCTTTATCTTTATTTGCCTTATACTCTTGCTCGTACCACCAACGTGATTGAGTATTACGTTCTCTTTGTTGAGCTGCTTGGAAATTTCTATCATCGTTCCATATTGTATAGTTAGGACTTATTGAATAGCTCTTAGATTTCTCAACACCACTCATGCTCATTGCCATAGTGTTTAAATACTTTCTTGTATATAAACTTCCTTTAGACGCATCAGGGTTCTTAGTCATATTTTCAATCTCTGAAGATATAGATTTATCTAGATTGTCATTTAGTTCATTGTAATATTTATATTGTTCTGCAAGATCTGTAACTTTAGTTATATCTGCATTAGGTGAACCTTCTTCATTAGTTAATCTTACTTTTAAGTCATCGATAACAGCTGTTAACTTTGATTTATCAGAAGAGTAATCACTCTCAATCATTCTAGTTAATTCCTCAGGGCTAGCATTCTTGTATGTGTACCGTCCTGTAATAGCAAGCTGTTGATAATCTTGAGGAGTTAAAGATGCTTTGAACATTGTTAACATCTTACCAACATCTTTACCTTTTAGCTTCTCTGTAGCCATTATAGGACTCCATTGAAAACCTCCTTTACCATCTGGTATCGGGTTACCTCTTGCATCTGTTTTAAGGATTGTTGGAATTTCTTGACTATCAATACCTACAGCTGCTGCTGCGTCTTGTAGCTTCTTGAATACATTAGTGTAAGGAATATATCTACCATTAACAAAGCTTGCTTCGTCTTCTGTAGAAGATAGATACTTACCAAGATGATCGTTATATAGATCTTCGTTCTCTGGAGCTAGCTCACCCTTCTGTCTAGCAGCATCCATCACTTGTCCTTGCTTTGTAATATTAGCAGTGGACGCCATAGCGTTTTGGATTCTTCTATCTTTGCTGATTTCACCAGCCATACCACCAACAGAGTTAACAAGCTGTTGATTAGAAAAGTCTCCAGCAGCAACATATCTAAGATTGTTATTTAGCTGTCCTAGTTTTGATTCTAGATATTGTTTATCTACAGGTCTACTAACACTAAGTCCGTATACCTGATCTAGCTGAGATTGAATTCTTTGAACACCTTCTTCGTATTTGGCTTGCTTGTACATGCCAACCTTTAGCATAGCATCTACGGGGAGCTCTTGCACGTAAGGATTAAAGGTCGATATTGCATCGGTAAAACTTGCCATTAGCTTAATTGTTTATATTTAAAAATAAAACCTCCAGCAGATTTAGACAATCCACATAAGTTATTTTTAATTCCAGATTGTTTAATTCCTGTCAAGTTTTGAGCTTCTTTTGAAAAATTACAAGTGTACATTAATATATCATCTTTATATATTTCAATATGTCGGACATTTCCAAACTTAGTATTCATCATTTTAATCTTACTATCTTTACTATGATGAGATCCTAATCTTTGTTCAGTAGCAATTTTTTGAATTTCTCTTATACGTTTTTTATTATCTAATTGATTACTTCTATTTTTAATTTTATCAATTGATTCTTCTGTATGTTTCCAACCACCATTATCTCCTCCTAATGTTATATTATAACCTATTTTAGGATTATTGGATTTTATTAATTTAATATAATAACTTTCCCAAAAGTTTAACTCTTCTAAACAAGTTATATTGTTTCTTAATATAACCCTATTAAAATTACTTTTGCCATATTTTTTAATAGCTTTTCTAATAGCAGAACCACTTCCTACATATGATAACTTATCAATAGTACTTTGTCCTACATAAATTTTTTGATTTATCAAGTTAACTGTTAGATAAATTAGTCCAGTGAATGAAGCCATGGCTTAGTATAATTAACAAATATAATTTAAAATATATCAATTACACAAGACTAACTAACAGAATCAGTTAATCTTGTATAACCGTTTTGATTAGAAATTCTTGAATGCTTTTACGATTCCACCATTTCTTTTAGCATCTAAATCATCATCTGATCCTATAAGTTTATAGTGAGTGGGGTTACCTCTCTTATCATAGTTTGTAGGCAATAAGTTTTTATTACCCATTTGTATACCGCCAAGCATACCTTGTCCAGAGCTTCTTCCCATACCAGGACCGAAAGATGCCATACTATAAGGATTCTTGTAAGCTGTACCAGAAGGTGTAAAGTTATAATCAGGATACATGTTTTGATAAACGTTAGCTGCAAGGTTTTCTGATTTCTTCTTAGCAATCTTATCAGCAATGTTTTTAGCAATCTCGATAGCTTGTGTTTTAGTTTTACTTCTTCCTTCAAACTGTCTAACCATTTGCTGATCTAGCAATGCTAAGTTCTTCATCTGAGCATCATTAAGTACAGCAGCATTTTGTTCTGACACACGTTGCTTCTCAGCTTGGTTCATTCTAAATTGCTCGCCTAATATCTTACTCTTAGCTTGTTGTCCTTGAGAAGCAATCATTGCTAATGCTGAAGGATCACCTTGAGCAAGTCTTTCAGCAGCACGTGTTTGTGCTGTCACCTCATTTAATTGATCTTGTAAGCTAATGCTTGTAGCTTGTGTAAGCATTGGGTTATATAACTGTGCGCCTACAGGCTCTTGTTGATTAAGAGCTGCTGCTAACATTTCAGGAGCAAGTTGTTCTGGACTAACACTATCATTGTATTTGTTTCTTAAGAACGGTGCTGCTGAAGTTAATCCCATCTGTAGAATACTTTCAAGTGGAAACGCATTCTTAGCTTTCATTTGCTTCTGCGTATTAAAGATGTTGCCTTGTAAAATTGAGTTACCAGTAGTTGGTTCATCATTAATACGTGGTACAGTAATTCGGTTTATCTTTTCTACCTCAGGAACTTCGTACTGACCTAATTCTGGATTAAATACACCAATAGTATCTCTAAGAGGTACGCCTTGATGAAATAACCTGCTTGGGATATAGTTAGCTATGTTAAAATCATTTGCATGACGTGCCTGCTCTGAAATCTTTGCAGCAGACTTAGCATCCATTATTTGCTTACTTAAATCAGGAATATATGATCCAGGAAGATTTTCTGCAATTGGGTTTAGATTAATACCATTTTGCGCCATAGATGAAGATGTAAACTTACCACCAAACTTAGCAATCTTTTGCTTAGCAAGCTTTGCACTATCCATTCCGTATTGTTCAGCAGTCTCAAGAATAGCATCTTGTACAGCCGCAGCATTCTTCTTCTTATCAGCTATGCTCTTTAAGTTCATTTGAGAACCTAGCATCATAGCTTTACCAGAGTTAAATGATAGTTGTTGGAATGGATCATTAGTATCAGCTCTATTAATTAAGTCAAGAGACTTATCCATATACTTATTGTTCTTAGCTTCTTGTTTACTCAATTCAGCTATATATCTTTTAAACTTCATACCTTTAGCTTTAGGGTCACCTATTTCATTAGCGCCATATCCTGGTATCTCCATATTACCAAATACAACTAAATTATCTGCCTTACCACCATCTTGCATAACTTGAGCTGGTTCTCCTCCTTCTACTTCTATACCGTTCTGTCCATAAGATATAGGCATACCACCGTTATCATGAGAAGGTCCTCTAAACATTACTGTTTCTCCATTATTAGGCATGTAAGGATTATAAGATAATGTTTCAGCTTCTCCACGATGAACTTGTAAATCTCCACCCATAGCCATCTGTGCACCATTCTCTGCTCTACCTGTATACATAGCTCTCTCACTAGGAGGAGTGTAATACTTCAAGTTTCCACCTGCACGTAATGTGTTCATCATAGGATCTGGTGCTAATAAGTCTTTCATACTATGGTCACCAAATGATGTTATCACTTGTGGCTGCCAGTCATTACTCACCCATCCTCCATCTTCCATAAATCCTTTATTGGTTTGCTGAATATTTCTAGCTCCTGATTGGAATGCTAAACCTTGCATGTTTTGATCTAACTTATCTTGAGCAGCTTGTTGTTCATTCTGATCTTGTGCATCAAATAGTCCACCAATGAATCCACCAGCAAGACTACCTAACGCTGTACCTACGCCTGGAATAGGAATGAATGATCCAGCAATACCACCAAGAGTAGAACCAATTGTAGAACCAGGTCCACCTTTACCAGAACCTTTACCTGCAGCAGAACCTAACGATCCACCAATACCACCAGCAATGCCAGCAAACGGATCAAGACTAAATCCGCCTTCAGCTTTTCTCATCTTGCCACCTTTCTTATATTGCTTAACATTACTATCATTCAATGGCTCATATCCTGAGTCAGTGTATATATCATTAGGAGCGTATGTATTTTGTATCTCTGTACCATTCCTTGCAGCTAGATAGTTAGTACCTGTTCCTTTAGGATTCATACCCGTAACTAACTTTGGAAAATCATATAGTCTTTGAGGTGGCGCAGCTTTTGTATTACGAGCTTGTAATACAACATCACTTACCTTTCCATACTTCTCAAGCTCTCCAATGTTTTTCTCAGTTTGTTTTATAGTATTTATACCAGCTCCAATTCCACCAATCATACCTGCAAGTCCACTAGGTGTAGATAAGTCTACAGGTTTAACCAAAGCATTCACTCCTTTAAGAACATCATTACCTAGATTTTTTCCATACGCTTTAGCTGTAGCTCCAAAACCAGGAGTTGATGAAAATGTATTTTGTAAAGTTGGAAGAGCAGGAATATTTACTGGCATCTGTCTTGGCATCTTTGCACCAAGTTGAGCTTTCTGTAAAGCTTCACCATGTTTCTCCATAAAAGCTTCTTCCGTAGGAAATTTACGATAGAACTCTTTCTCAGTTTTTACACCTGCTAATTTTAATATTTGAGCCTTCATATTATTTGTATTTATCTAACCACCCACCTTTGGTTGGTTTATTATAATTTGTAAAGTTTGTAAGCTGATCTAGTTTTGTCAACTGGCTACCATCTCTCGATATAGATTTAGGTTTGAAGTCTAGCCCTTCTTGATAGTATCTCATCTCTTTTCCATTCTGTGCAGAAGCTTTTGTCTTCTTAGCATACTTACCATTACTAGGAGCAGGATCATTTGTACGTGCGTACATGAATCCTACAGCTCCTGGCATAGATCCTCCCATAGCCATCTCAGGAACTCTTTGACCAACCATTGGATACATAGGACTTCCTTGTCTAGTCATGTGTGTATATCCTGTTCTAGGATCTACCACTTCTCCATATGCACTTGCTTGTGATTGTGGTATTTCTATAATAGGTTCTTGTCCATAGTTTCCCTCCATAAAATCTATTGTAGATTGAGGAGTAGATTCTGGTCTATATACTACAGGTTGTGTTGGTTTTTTAAATATTAAATTAGGAGTCCTTTCAGCATTAGGTATAAAATAAGTAGGGTTGTAACCTGTTCTTTTTATAATATTATTTTGTTTTTGCAAACTAGCATTTGTAATATTTGCTAATTCTATTCTTTCTTTAGCAGTTAATCCATTTATATCTTCATCCAAACTATTTAAGTATGGACTATGATATTTAATATATTCTTTATTATATTTTATTAGATTTTGAATAGTTGCTGGATATTCAGGTGTACCTAAATATTCTTCACCAGGAAATGATGAAGAATATAAACCTTTTTTATTATAATTTTTTACACGAGGACCACCCTCATGTTCTTGTTCTTTTGTATATTTTTTAGGATTTAATATAATATCTTTTCCTCTATATAAAGTTTCATCAATAGTTGATTTATCAAATCCTACTCTCTTATATGCCTTTGCAAATATTTTAGAAACTTTATCTTCTGTATTTTTACTTTCATTAAATAAACTTAAGCTATCTTGATAAGCTTTTAATCTAGGATCATTCTTATCTGTAACAGTGATAGGTTGTCTTTTACCTTTAACTGTTACATTAGGAAGTTCTCCTCCTTCTTTAAACTGTCCTCCCCATGCAGGAGAATAGTTACGTCCTACGTTACTATATCCATCACCTTGGAATCCTTCAGGAGCTGATACAGAGTAATCATTATAGTTAGGTTGAACAGGACCTCCATCATTGTACTTTTCTAACCAACCACCATCTTTCATTGTGTTGTCTTTACCACATATGTGACAGACAGACGCATCCTTCTTACTAGAATCTGATGTATTCCAGGAATGACCACAAGAACATGTAACTTTACCTTTCATTATTTATAAGAGATTTGAGAAGGTGCAACAATAAACTGACTCACCATGTGTATGTCTGATCTATCATCTAGAATATGTCTGATGAGTAATCCTTTGGCACGTAATGGATCTTTTCTATATGATCTAGTACCATAGTCCATATTAGACTGATTGATCACTTTATCAATAGATAGAGATTCGCAAGTGGTATTAAACAATACTTGGGTCTTATCTTTAACTACGTTCCAGAAAGTATTATAGTTGTAGAAACTATCGCTCTTAGTGAACAATATAGTTTTACTATCTGTGTTGTATATTGGATACTGATTATAAGCAGCCAAGTTATGCATAGGCTTCTTAACAAGCTTTAACAATCCTGTAGACTGTTGACCATTATATAACACTGCTTTGTTGAAGTAGTAGTCGTCTGTTTGAATCTTTGCATTATCGTTATATACGCCATCAGTGATAGGTAGATATTGATATGCACGTGTGTAGTCTTTTACGTTCTGTAATATCTCATCGTGATATTCATATGCAAAAGGATATTCAATAATGTAAGGAACAATTGTTCCATAGAAGTTATTGTTAACTAGCTCACTAGTCAAATGTCTCCACATACCAATACCCACCTTACCTGAATAATAGAAGTTGTTATCTCCTATGTAATAGTTAGGTAGATAACTATGGAAGCTCACCCAACTCTTAGTATTCATATTAAATGACATAGTCCAAGACTTGTTACAGAAATATGTAAGGTTGGTGAGAGACACTATTGTTTCTCCTACATAAAACTCATTAGTGGTAGAGTTGTAAGTGATTACATCAACATAGGCTGGTTGAGGAATGTAGTCAAGCTTAGTGATAATCACTCTATCATACTTACTATCGTATACTCCTGATAGTCCTAGTCCTTTAAAGCTATTATCAATCTGAGCAGAAGGATAGTAACGTAGTATCTCAAAGGCTAAATGGTCAGTCATGAATCGGTTAACTCCTGATCCAAATGCTGTAAGATCTGTAGCACCTTGACCAGACAATAAAAATATCTGTCCACGTTTAGCATCAATACTTATTTGTCCTTGAGGTATCTTTAACAACATCTTGTTTTGAGATCCTACATATCCTAAATCAGTTTCTGCAAAGTCTACTGGGGGCGAGCTTCTAAATAATGTTGGATTACCAATGTATGCAGCTTGTGGATTGCTAGTATTGATTGTAAGCATTGTATTGTATAACAATGACTTGTTCTCAAAACGAGCAAGGATACCTTTGTTCTGTATACCATCAAGAGATATTAAATCTCCATAACTCTGAGGGAAGTCAAAGAATGATACAGGACGATAGATTAACCAGTTGTTCACCTTACTTGTAGGATCACTCACTTGAGGATCTGAGTATATAGTTCTAAAAGGATATACTGTTCTACATTGACTACCATCCCAATCAATAGGTAGATGTGAGAAGAAGTTCTCAGTGTTCTGCTTAGAGAAGGTGATGTTATAGTTGTATGTGTTATCTAAAGCTATTGGTACGTTAGTTTGTTGTAACCATGTATCAGGAATACCAGAGCTAACGTGTGGATAGAAGTCACCATCAAGATTATTAACAGCTTGACGTAAGTCTATGTTAATAGAGCTCTCACAATAGAAATAAGGAATGCCATAAGCAAACATATACATCTTACCAAGATATCCATAGTTAACATTACCTGGAGTAACGCTTCCTGGAATCTGAGTTGTGGTTGTAGTAGTTGTGGTTCCTCCAGCAGTATTATATGTAGGATCATTTGGACAATCTAATGCTGTAGCCTTTACAGATATTATGTTCTGTAGGTTAGTGACCGTACCCACTTGGTAATTACTCAAGATAGATCTTGATGAATGCCAATATCTAGGATAGGCAACGTTACCTATCTCATCATAGAATATATCACTATCATCAGGAGCATTTACTCTGTTATCTATAAAGAATGGAAGCTTTGTTTTAAATCCAAATCTTGATACAAAAGTATCACCACCAAATGCTACACCTATTGTATCTACTGTATCTAAATCAATTTGGAATCCTGTATCAATTGTTTCATAAGAATACAACTGACCATACTGATTAACAATAATGTTCTTTAATGATGCATAATACATCACTGAAGAGTTACTAATTATATCTTCAGGAGATCCACATTTGTGTCTTTGAGATGCTGTGAATCTAGTTGTATCAGTGATACTTAATGCAGTTACAGCAGGTACATCTTTAACAAAAGGTAAAGGAGTTGTTCCTGCAGTCTTTAAATATACAGATGATTCTCTCTGAAAGTTATTAACATCATGATCGTCAGAAGTAGATTGTACTCCTGGAATCAAATATTGATATATACTAAGCTCTCTTTGTTTATTACCTGAGTTAGTTATATTTGCCCAATAGTCATAACTAGCAGTAGAGTTAAATGAATAAGCAAAGTTTGTTCTACTAAGTCCATTAATATATATCTGTAGGTATGCTTGGTATGTTGTAAACATAGCATTGCCATCAAGTGTACCTGTAGAAATAGCTATGTTATAACTTGATTGTAAAGCTTGTTGTTGTGTGTTTCTATTGATAAGTTTATACCTAGCATTGTTCTTAACTTGAACAAAGTGTGATCTACTCTCACCAAAGATAGCATTCTCCACCTTAAGGATTGATCCTAATGAAGGTTGTCCAAAAGAAGTCTCTGGAGAGTTAAATACGTTTCTAAACTTAGAAGCATCTGTAGAGAATGCATTTAGATTACTAGGTAAGCTTTCTGCATTTACAGTGTCGCTTAATGTAACTGTAAAGTTCTTTGATCCTGATACATACTGAAAAGGATAGAACGAATTTATAGCAAGATACTTTATACCATCAGTAACATACACTGTAATATTTATAATAGTTACACTGTAAGGATCCGCATAAGAAAACATTGTCTGACTATCAGTACTTATACCAATAGTCACTGTCTTTAAACCAGGAGCTGTAATTGTTGCAGATGCACCAGCTTGCAATAATGGGTAAGTTAATGAGTTTAGATCAAATGCAGCTTCTAAAGCAGTTAGAAGTCTACTTTCAACTAAGCCAGTGATATCACTTGTATAACTTATTGATCCACCAATTGAAGGACTACCAATCCTGTATTTGATAGATTGACTATTGTAAGCATTGGTTGTAGATAGTAAAAATGGATCTGCATTTAAGTCATTGTAAGGATAGTTAGGGAAATAGAAATCTGTACCCTCACGTGTATACTTACCTACGTTACGTAATATTCCTTTACCAACAATTGATTTGTTTGTAGAACGACTTCCACGTAATATCTTAAACCCAACAATCTCTGCCTTTTCCTCAACACTTAAAGATGAGCTAGCAATCAATGATTTGATTTGAGCAATGCTCACTCTCACTCCTAAAGGATATACAGCATCAGAAGCTTGTGTAACTGGCAATCCTCCAACTAATGTAGCACTCTCAAATATAGGACTAACTAATACATCAGGAAACTTATGATGACGAATACCTCCTGTCAAACCAGCTGAAGTAAATACGGTTCCTTGATATTGTTCGTCTGATTCCCAATATGCAAACTTACCAAATTTATAAGGAGTAGCTCCAGCAATAGGATCTCCTGTAGCATTTTGAACATCATATGCAGTGTTATAGATCTTCCATGTAGGAGCTGATGTACCTGACCCAATATAGTCATTGTTACTAGCTTTAGAGATAGGTACCAGGTCTGATGCAATAGCTGTTCTACCAGGAATATGGAAACCATCTGTTTGTCTACCGTTCTTTAATAAGAAACATATCTCAAAAGCATATACCTCATCACGTAGATAACCACGTAACTTTGTAGCTATATCTGGATTAGAATAATCTGAGCCTGCAGGAATCTTATAAGTTTCCCAGTTCAATGCTATCTGAGCAGCAATGCTTTGATAGTTGATTCTTTTATTAGTGGTGAGCTGATCCCATATCAATACATCCTGTACCGATGTAACGTCTCCAGCAATATCGTAATATGGAAACTTCTCAAAGATATCATTAATAGATAACCTTATTTGTGTCTGGTTCTGTCCAGTGTATGTCACTTGGTCGATAGCAGAATTAATATAGTATGTACCTATTAGTTCAACAGAAGTGATACCGTTTACAGATTTGATAACTGCAAGGTTATAGTATTCATAGTATCCGCTAATCTCTAGATTAGTGATAGTCAACCTGATTGACTTATTTACTGGGTAGTTAAACTCAGCACTAGTTATATCAGGATTAGCAATAGGGGTGGGATTGGTTACTGAATAGTAAGATGTATATCCAAAGCCTTGAGCATCTGAGTATTGAATAGCAAACTGATATGTACCAGCTATTAGCTCTCCACCAGTAGTAACTTCAGCAATAGTTAGTTGAGGGATGTTAAAATTTGGTTGTACACTTAGCTTATTACAGATATCTCCTGATGTAGGAACATCATCAATGTCTAAAAATCTACGTGAGTTTAATCCATCTGTCCAATAGATCTCTGTAGTACAGTTTGTGATACGATGTACAACCTTATGAATAGGATAGTTGACATCAAAGTTTAAACACTCAGCAGTTAATAAAGAATTATATACACAGTCATTATTAACCATGTATCCTATTTGAGAATCGCCAGTTGACGAATTAACTAAAAAGAATATGTGCTTAGCCTTCTCTTGAATGTAATGCTTACCAATTAATGTATATCCTGAGGGAAACTCTAGACAGAATTCATTACCTTCCTCATTCTGATAGTTAACAGAATTAGAATCAAAGTTCTCAACGTTAGCATTTAGTGCATAAGTAAGTTTACCCTTAGCTATTTGGCCAAGGCTCTTATCCATATCTATACCAGTCTGAGCAGCATTATAATTAATATTAATGTTACCTCGTTGCTGATTAGTTGTTTCTTCTCCAGCCATATCTATTTGTTCTATTTGGCAGTTCGTACATATTAAACCTATTCAGGTCATTCTTTATTCTTCTTTGCTTAGCATATGGATCCTGTTTCTTTATTTCGATATCGGCCATAATAAATGCTTCCTCAGAAAGCTGTTTATAATATGTAAGCTTTTGTTGTAACTGTTGAAACGTTTCATCATTAGTTTGATTAGTAAGTATTTCAAATATTTTATATTTAACAAATGCCTCAACATACTCTCTAATACGATAGTTATCAGGAACTAGTTGGTTACCCCCACAATCATATTCTGTAGCATAAAATAATAAATGCACTACTCCACTTCTGAAGTTAGTGACAAACTTATTATCTCTGATATCAAAAGAGTTGTAAGAAGAGGACCCTGGAGTTGAACTATTGTTAGAAGCTAATCCTGGAGAAGATGCATTAAACTCCCAAGCTGCAGTGTTATAATCTACAGTACAATTACTTCTAGCAGATATATTACCTGGCATTAATAAGAACTCACGTCTGTAAGATCTTGCTACTTGATTGTTTGTTTTGTATACAGCTTGAATGATCTGAGGCATACAGTGATCAAAACAAGGAGATGCTGGATCTTTACAATTACCAGCAGTACACTCTGTACCATTTACAATCAAAGGAGCCACTTGAATAGTGGTTTCTTCAGCAGCTTGAGAATAGAAAGAGTTAGCAGTTTGATATGGATATTGAGGGATCTCGGCAACCATCCAAGCCTCACGTGCAGCAAAAAAGTTATCTGGAAGACGTGCTTCAAAGTCTTCGATATAAAGAATCTGTTCAGCAATAACATATGTGGCTCTACCAAGTTTACGAAGACACTTGTCTAGATAAGTAGGAAACAATAAGTCATCAACAGCCCCTGTATCAAAGTAGCTTTTAAACTCCTCTTTTACTAAAGCATAGATGGGCTCAGGGGAAACAAAGTTGTATTTATAGTAGTACGACATGTTATTTTATTTTTTCCACTCGTTATATATTTGTTGATACTTGGGATCAGTTTTTATGTAATGAGCAAGTATTCTTGATGTATTTCTAGATGGCTTAAAGTACCACAATGAATAATTCTTTAATCTTACATTCTTAAACCATACCCATCCAAAGAAGTATCCATCTGTGTGATAGTTAAAGTTATATATAACCTTACCTTTTTCTTTAGTTTTTTGCCAATCAATAGGTAATGCAACTCTATCTCTACCATCAACAGTAACCATTCTTTTTCTCTTTTTCTTATTAATAGAAAACTCACCAAAGCCAACTGGTAGTTTAATCTTTTCTCCTGTCTCTAGAATGTGATTTTTGAAGGCATCATTGAATGTGTATATGATATTACGCCATTCATCAAATGTTATCTTGATTGTAGGTTCCTTCTTACAGAAGATTTTGTAGTTATCTTTACTAGCGCTACGCCAGTCTACTTGTACTCTTGCCATATATTATGATCCTGCTGGAGCATTAGGTGATTGTCCGTCAATATTGTTCTGAGTCAAGTCATCCTTGATTCTGAAGTAAGTTTGTAATAGTTTTTGAGAAGCTAATTCCAATACTTGTTTCTCTAGATAACCTGGAACAAATGATTCTCTATCTAAAGGATTTAAACACCATCCTGAATTTACTTCTTGTGAATTACAATCTCCTCCATAACGTAGCTCATTAGGTATATCTTCTTCAAACAATCCAACAAATCTTATCTTTTGGATCATTGGATTATTGATATACAAATAATCATTAGTTATCCAAAAATATTGATTGTTCTTTATAAGGGGAAGTTTTAATAGATTAGCATATCTGTTTACAGTTATTTCTTTAAACTTATATCCTTTACCCCCTAAAGCATTAACAGAGTAAACTCCTTGAATTAAGTATTGATAATTACCTTCACCAATTCTAGGTATCTTGTATTTGCTTCTAGCAATTGTACAGTCATCCACATAATCACAACATTCAGTGATGGAAACTTGTACCATTTCTAAGCAAGGAATTGTTGTAAAGATAGTATCTGTAGCCCAAAGCTTACGAAGATTAGTCTCACGTTTAATTAACAATAACGCATCGTTCTTTATTTCAGATGCAATAGCCCGATCTGTTATCAAGTTGTCGGTTGATAATAACTTGTGCATAGAACGCACATCCGAGACTAATTTTCTTAATGTTGCCATTGTTTATATTCGATGTTCAAATTCACAAATCTTACCTAACTTTTTATCATACACTAAAGCAAGTGCTGCTCTAACACTATGAACAAAGTTGTTATCCTGATGCCATCTATCTGTACCAGACAAGCTAGGCATTTGTTGTATTCTTACCCCTTTCACTTCCTTAGCCATGTAGTGATGTTTATCACCTGTATGTATCTCTCTGTACTTAGCATATCCAAACATTACACTGTAATCAGGATGTGTAGCAAACAATAAAGGAAGATCCTCAATCTTACAGTTACCATGATGGTAACCAATAAATGTTTCTCCTAACATTGTAGCTTTCACTACACTATGTTCTCTATCAAAGTATATATTAGGATCTGCGTGAAAGTAAACATCGAGAGCATGAGCTAAATAATAAGACTTAGTCTTATCATGATTACCTTGTACTAATACTACATGCACTTCTTTACAAATCTTTTTTAACATTTTGATTGTATCTACAAGTAGAGCAAATCCTAGTTCATACTCATGTGCATAATCAATAATAGTTTCTTGTGGAGTACCTGCAGTTGTTTGATGTTGATAGTTATCTGTGTGAAAGAAATCATTTGATATTGGAAATACAATTCTATCAATATCGTACAATGCTTTTACATCATATGCAAGACTTACAGCTGCATTGAAGTATCTTTTACATCTAATAGCTGGTGAATTGTCTCCATCAATATGCCTCTTAGCTAAATGAAAATCAGATAATGATATCTCAACATCTATTAGTTTAGCACGTTCTAGCTCTGGTTGTTGCTGGGGTATGTAGTTGGATTTATAATCTACTAAGAACTTTGCAAAGTCTTCAGCTGTGTAATCATTAGCCTCTTTTTTCTTAGAGAATACTGATGATGTAAACTTACCGTTGGGTAATAGTTTAGACCAGTAATTTGTAATGATATATTTATCAAGATTAATCTTGTGTAGAGTAGCTAGCTCTAGGTCATCCTTTGGTTCAAAGTCAAGAATTAATGTGCTCTCTATTGTTCCTTTCTCATTGTTAACCTTGCGAACAGATTCACATAACAATGGTGCTTTCAATGTATCGTTTGGTTCTTGATCTCTTTCTCTTATCTCTTTTAACAATTCATCTACTTCATTTTCAGTTATTCCTAGCTTTTCAGCATAGAATGTTTTGCTTTTCTTTTGTCTTAAAAGTCCTTCAAGACGGAAAAGCATGTCCTGATTATCAGTCATCCTATTCGTAGTTTAGTTAAATTGTCCTAAATATATAAATTAAATTTTGTATTTACCAAACAATTGTAATTGAATCAGTTATATAGCTTAACTAAATTGGTTATAATAATAAAAACTCCTAGAGACAATGTGTCCCTAGGAGAAACCCTGTAAACCAACAAACAGGATTTTTTACATCTTAAATATTAACAACTACCACCTGCAGTCTGACTTCCGATGCTACTAATTTGTACGTACTCATTATTACTTGTATTGCTGTAATAGAAATTGCTACCATCAAATGGACTAAGTAAAGTGTAATCATTATAGAATGTAGCGTTACTTAAAAACGACGGTGAACTACCATAAATACTCATATTAGTAGATGAATCACCACATGCTGATGCAGAATCTCCATAACCTGTTGTTATTGGAAAACTGTAATATACTAAAGCAGTGGTAGTAGTTGTAGTTGTTGTACCTACAGCTGCTCCAGTAGTTGTTGTAGTTGTTGTAGCTGGCTCTGGTGCAGAACAAGCTCCAACTAATGTTAAGGCACCACCTGATGTAACAGTTATAGAACCATAAACCGCGCATACACTAGATGTATCAGCTAAAGTATAGCCACTTACAGGAGTGCTACTTCCACAAGGAGTGTAAGTTATAATTGCTTCTTCAGCTGTATCATTTCTCCATTCTTGACAACTAACAAAAACATTAGTTGTGGTAGTAGTAGTAGTGGCTGCTATAGTGGTTGTAGTTGTAGTTGTAGCAGCACCTACGTATACTGTAGTAGTAGTAGTTGTAGTTGTTAGAGCTACAGGCGCTGTAGTGGTAGTTGTAGTTGTAGCAGGACCCACGTACGGTGTAGTGGTTGTTGTAGTAGTTGGGCCTACAGGTGCTGTAGTAGTTGTAGTGGTAGTTGGACTACCTACTGCCGTAGTTGTAGTGGTGGTTGTAGCAGCACGAGTTGTTGTAGTTGTTGTGGTAGAAGGTACAGTTAATGTTATATCAACATAGTTTGTACATATACCTATTGACTTAACACGAATAGCTGAAGTTCCTGGAGGAACTATTGTACTTGTATATCCAGCAACTAATATCCCTTTAGAGATGTCGGTCTCAAAAGCAGTTGTGTAGTTATCCACATTTGAATAAAGGTTAAAGGGTCCTGTATCCGTTCCTGCTGAAGTAAGCGTTATTAAGACATTCATATTTTTAATTGTTTATTAAGTTTCTAATTGAGTAACTCTTTGTGCTAATTGTTGTACTGTTTCTGTTAAAGCTTGTATCAATGTAATTACTTCTGCATTAGAGTTATAATAATTACTATATATCAAGATAGCGTTATCTAACTTCTCTAAACATAATGTCAAACAATCACCAGTAGTAATACCTGACTGGGGCAAGTTTGGACCATCATATGCAACTCTTACTGATTCAACAATACAAGATTTATCACAATCTGTATTTCTATTAGCAAGAGGATTATTAGAAGATCCATTTGATAAAGGAAATGGTTTTCTTATATCATTACAAGGAACTCCTGGAGGACAAGGCATATATTAACAATATTGAGGGTTTTCTGATAAGTTTAATGCTGTACCACATAATGTACAATCGATGTTCCAATCTAAAACAGCAGTACCTGCTAATGTACATTGTAGTCCTCGCGTGGTAGTAGTTGTAGTGGTAAGAATATTTATAGGTGCAGCTGTTATACCAGCTATTAATGTAATAACTCTACCTGCTATTTGCCCTACAGTGAAGTCTTCTGCATAGGTAGGATTACATGCTTTATACCATAGTATACGTCTATACATTAATAGATCGCCCATTGGTCCACATGCTACGTCTCTGTGTAATGAGTATATTACATTATAATATAACTCATTAGCAATTCTTGCCAAGGTGTCATCTATCTCAGTTAATAAAACGGGAATTGATGTATAATATAAAGCGTTAGTTAGCCTGGGTGTTAACATTTTGCTGCGGTTGTTTAATTTCTTGCTGAACAGCATAATTGCATGCTGAGCAATATCCATTGACTAATTGACATCCGCATCCTACGCTTGTCCCACATTTTTTACAGTTTGCCATGACGTTTTTAGAATGCTGAATAATTAACTATGTAATTTGTTCCTGTACATCCACAATTAGTTCTGATGAAGTTATTCAACATATTATCTGCTTGAAGATACAGTCTTGTTGCAACACTAACTGCTGAGTTGTTAGCTGCAGCAATTGACCCTTGAATAAAATAGTAGATAGTAGTAAGCTCAACTTTTGCTTGAGTCTTAATAGCTCTATCACATTCGATCATATCAAGTTTCATAAAGGCGTTATCAAACTTTTCCTGAATTAAATCAGTACGCATAAATGTCTTAGTGACATAATTCACATTAGAAGGTGCTATTGAATATGTCAAATAGTAAACACCATCTGGAATAGGAATAGTAGGTGTCAATACAGGAGTTAATCCTAAAGTTGTAGAATTAAATGTATTGATACTATTTATAGTGAATGGTTGATTTATATCTATACCAGGAGCAACTATACGAATTGTTGGAGAACTAGGTGCACCAACATACGTAGACAAATCTTGTATAGAGATTGTATACGTATTATAGGTAGGTACTACTTGAATATTTAATGTTGTTGCCATGTTCTTAAAAAATAATGCCAGAGGACAGAGATTATCCTCTTACCCTCTGGCATAGGTTATATGATTTCCTTTTTATTAAGGAATCAAGGTAGTAGTTGTACTAGTTGAAGGCCAAACAGTAGTAGTAGAAGTAGTCGTAGAAACGATATCTCCACTCTCATCAGTTGGTGCACCTAATGCTCCAGTTAAAATAGCTTCAATAGCAGCTGCTAAAGCTTGAGGAGCAGCAATGATTACAGTTGAATCTTCTTTAACATAGTCACCCCATACGTATGCAGCTTTTGAATATTCGTTAAAACGAATATAGTAAGTGTCATAAGTAGTACCATCAGATACCCAAGACTCAAAGTTCTCATTATATCCGTTCATACGGTATAAATGCTTCAAGTAAGCAGCTTGGTAGCTATAGAAGTTTTTCTCTAATTGCTTAATCTCATCAGATGTACCAGCAACATAAGAAGCACGTTGTGTAACCTCAACATTAGCAATTTGATTACAGCTATCTGCTACAATAAAGTCAGCAGTAGTAGCTGGACCAGGGTAAACGAATGTACGGAAATACATACGATCATACTCCCAAGGGAATGCAGCAATATCACATGGCTGTCCATAAACAGTTAATGGCTTACCAGAAATACGTAAGATAGCAGCTTGGTTGTTACCAATACGTTGGAATTGGTAGAAGTCATTAAAGTTAATGTTATCAGGGTTATCACCTGGAGCTTGCTCTTGGAACTTTAAGATTAAAGAATCAATTAAAGCAGGAACATCAACATCAGCACAAGGATCTCCACCACAAGCTAAACATTCTCCTTTAACAGTTACACTACGAGTGAAACCATTGAAGTACAATGTGTTTAAGTAAGAAGAGAACGCACGTAATGTAACAGTTACATCAGTACCTGGAGTTACTGTCCAGTCAGAGATATCAGTTACTTGGTTAGCAGCTACTGGAGAACCAGTTACAGTGTACCATGCAGTAACGTTAGATCCGTCAGTTGCAATCTTGTCAGAACGCTTAGATCCTTGTAAGTACGTATTAGTACGTCCTTGAGCAACATAGAAATAAGGGTTGTTCGTTGCGATATTACCAGCAGTAGCTACTGAATAATCCGCCTTGAAAATACCAAACTGCCCAGCAGTTAAGTCTTGCGTAGAACCAGTGCTAGGCAATGTATTACCTACTGGAACTACAAACAGGGTGGTCAATGAAAAATCAGCCATTTGTATATTTATTTATTGTTAAAAATTTACTCATTTGTTTTAATTCTATATGCTGCACTTTGAGCCGCAGATTGGTTCTCTGTGTACATTGCTAAGTTCTCTACAGTTAAATCTAAAAGCTCATCTTCTAAATATGGCTCTAGTTCACAATTACAATCTGCAGAAGGTGTTCCGTCAAATCTTATGTATCCTGCCTTATCAATATATATAGGATATCTAAAATACATTATGTAAATATCTGTAGGAGTAAAAGTTCCATCAGTGAAAATACTTATCTCATCTGAAGATATAAAGTTAAATGTTTCTTGATACTCAAAAGATGGTCTGTAATGAGTGTTGTTTAACAACAACGATAGATCACCATGTTTAGCAAGATCTTTGTTAATCCAGATCTTTCTATCAATACAAGGACCTTTATCTGCTAGTACATAACTATCTACATAGAACATATACTTTGGAAAAAGATTATGAATATAAGCAGTCCATTGATTTAACTCAACGTTCTTCAAAGTTAGTGGCAACTTACCATCCTGGTAGTTCACCACTAAGCTTTGCAAATCTTCATAACGCTTTTTAAAGGCGTCCATACCCATACCAGAGACTGTACTAAATCCGTCTACTTTCTGCTTGAGTAACTTGATCTGTGCCTCATTTAAAGCAAGGATCTTATCTTCTAACGCAATCTGCTGATGGTCATTTGTAGACAGTTTATTTAGTCTTTGGTCGATCTTATATAATAAACTATCTACTGCGATCATACTGCTGCGAGTTTTTTACCTTTTATTTTTTGTTCTAGAATTAGTAACTCGTCTTGATTATCTTCATTTGATAAGAACTTAACTAATTCTTCTTCATCTATTGCCACTTCAAGTTCTCCCATGTAGATTCTACCATTAGGTTTCTTACGGTAAACTGAATGTGTTAATGCTTGTTTCACTAAATCTTTTACAGCTAACAAGTCATCTTTCATATCTGCAAATCTTGTAAAGACTTCAACTGGAGATAAACCTTGGTATTGACCTTCTTTAAACTCCGATTGTTTTAACATGTTATCTACTAAGTTGTAGACTACTTCTTCTTTAGTTTCATCGCTAATAGGTAAGCCTAGTAATCTTGCTACTTTACGTTTCTTCTCAATACTCATTGCATCAAACTTGATGATTGCTTTATTGATTACTTGTTTCTTCTTGTAAACAATAGCACTTTCAATCTCATCGTCTACAACGTAGAACTGTGTCTCTGCAGGAAAGTCACCTCTAACCCATGATTCATAACTAGAAGCAATAGTTGGATGAACTCTTAACCATGCAAACTCTAACTCTTTAAAAGGATTAGTGAAGTCAAAATAGTTATCTCCATCCATCAACTTAACTGGTTGAACGTGAGTGTTATCTTCTGAACCAGTAGATAAACCTGCATTCCAAAATGGTGCATTTGGTCCTAAGTTAATACCACCTAACTCTGCTTCTAACTTCTCACGAAGCTTAGTTACACGTTCGATTTCAAGTTCTCTTCCTGTAGTATCAAGAATACGCTTAATGTAAGCAGCATCTGGATCTAATCCTGTTCGGTATTTACCACCAAGTTCCTTGTAAGGATACTTGAATACACCAGTTCCTGGAATACGTGACATGCCTCTTTTAGAGAGCTCGCTCTGCATTGTTTGAATTAAAGAGTCATTGAACTCTCTTTTAATAGTAGAGATTTTACCTATTTTACCCATGATATGTAGTTTTAATTTATTGTTGGTTTTAACTATTAATAATTCTTCGTTCTTGTGTAACTATTCTGTGACAGTTACAACATCTTATATCACATTTTTCTATTTCATCTTTAATAAGATCAAGCTTATATGCTTTTTGAATCATATAAGATACGTGATATAATTTAACTCCTCTCGCATGATCAAATTCTAAAACTCTAATATCTGAGTTTCCACAATCAATGCAAGCTTTATTTTCTAAATAATTTTTTACATATAGTTTATTACGAACAATAGATTTATCTCTACTTTTCTTTTGTATATCATAAGTATTCCACTTACCCATATGTAGTTTTATTTAATAATTGGTTTTGTGGGTGACGTCTAACGAAAGACCTAGCGACTAGGAAACCCAATCCTTTCACCCTGAAATTCAAGAAGCTCCCACACGGAGGGGAGGAGTTGTGGGAGACTTCTTGATCAAAGCCAGCGATTGCTGGAGACGAGCACTAGGCTCGCAATATATTAGAACTGAGGGATTTCTTCGATTAAGACTGTACGAGACAAGTCTTCGATAAATACATCACAACGATCCTTCATCCAGATTTCGTATCCTGGGAATTTGTTAGCACTTGACATACCTTGAGATTTTGCAAATCCTAAGTGATGACGAGTACCATCGATATAACCCCAAGTCATAGAAGGAGCTCCCTTCATACGTACTTCACGAATGTTATTTACCATAGATCCATCAGACATTGGAGAAACGTCAAACACCATAAATACTGGAGTAGACTTCTTGTTTTGTCCAAATTCTAAGTTAGATTGAGGAAGGTCTAATTCTTTTAAGTGAATTAACTCAACACGACCAGTCTCACGAGTAACCATTGCATCGAATGCAAAGTTGTAAGTGATGTGTTGTCCTTCTCCTTGCATGTAACGATTACCTGAATCAGCCATGAAAGTCAAACCTGAATTCAAAGCATCGTTTTTCAAAGCTTGTTGGAACACGTCAAACCCAGCTTCGTTAGTGTACATTTTAACCTTACGGTCTTTAACATCCACACGACGATAGAATAAATCACCAAATACCGAACGAATCAAGTTAGCAGTGAATTCTCCACGGTTGTATTGAACTAAGTTACCATTGTTACGCATTCTGTGATAAACACCAGCAGATGTACGCTTTAACTCTTGCTTAGATCCACCAGACTTAACGCTACCAGGCTTAGCCCAGATCATACGCTTAACCTTAAGTTCTAACATAGACTTACGCATCCAGAATTCAATAAACGGTTCCCACTTAACATCATTACGAGTTAAAGGTAATTGGTTACGTCTTTGTGGAGCATATACTAAAATATCTAAAGGTGAGCCATTAGCATTAACTAACATCTTATCATCAGCCCATTCAGTAATTTTGTGCTCATAACCATATGCAGAACCTAATGATTCAAACATTGTGATTTGCTCACCCAAACGTGGTAATCCTAATAAGTCTTGATCGAATTCACCAATAGCAGCATCTACTAATTCTAACTCAATACCAGTTTGTAAGAACGTAGCGGATACGTAATCTACAGTTGGATTGTCAGTAACTAAAGTAAATGAGTACAAGTAACCCATGTTCCAAGGCTGTGGATCTTTGATAACGTAGAAACGAGGACCGTATTGACGAGAACCTACAGAGATGATGGAGTTCTTAGAGAATTCATTAGTATCTAAGATTAACGAGAACTCTTGTCCATCAATACCTGGCTTAGATAATTCTAAGGTAGTAGTAGGGATGTCAATAATTTTAGGGAATTTGTAAGGTACAGCTACCTGCCACTTCCAAGCATCACTATTATTATCAATGTAGAACGGAGTTGACTTGTTGATCATGTCCAAGAAGTCGTTGCTGTACAATGAGCTCTGAGTGTACAAACTGATAATTTTCTTATCATAGTCTGCTGGCTCAGTCGAGTGAAAGCTTTCCAAGTGGTTAGAGTCTGTTAACTTACCAACTGCACGTTTGTCCATAGACGCAACGCGAGCGTAGGTAAATCCAGTTAAACCTGGGATTGTTTGAATTGCCATTTTTTTTTAAGTTTAATTTATTATTATTTAATTACTCCACCATGAGGTAGGCTTGGAAGAACCTTTACTAGATTTTACGGCTGACTTAGAAGATTGTCGTGTAACTTCTCCAAACAGAGTATCTGTTTTTTTGGTTACACCTGCCTTTTGAATTGTTGATAACGTAGGATCCTTTTCTAGGATTTTTAAAAGTAGTGCCACTTTAACCTTCATCTCATGATTCTCGGGTCTCTTCAGTTCCAAGATAGTACGATCAAATTCTGTAAGCATTTCGCCAGATCCTGTTTTGTATCTATCTGTAACCAAAAAATCTTGTAGTTCGCCAGCCAATTTTGGATTAAGAGGAATACCATCAAACTCCTTTGCTTTCACCTTATCTTGCAAAATAGCACCCACGTTCTGTGCGTACTGTTGCTTGTAAGCAGCTTGTTGTTTTAATTGGGTCTCTTTCTCTTGCTCCAATTTTTGAAGCTTTGTAGCTTCTTTCTTTACTAACACTTTATGATGTCTAGTTGCTGTACTTTCTAGGTCACCATAATTACGAAGTTTTTCAATCTCCGTTTCAATATCTTCTTGATCAAATTCTTGATCAGTTAAAGCTTGTCTAATAACCGCTACTTGATTTGCTTCATTGGACAAGTCCATTTCTGCATAGTTCTCAATAGCGTTGTATGTGCCATAATAATCTCTAGGGTTAACACCTTTAACAAAGATTGCCTGGAATGCATCCTGGTAATCTTCACCAAACTGTCCGATGAATTCATTAACAATTGTAATAGCTCCTTTCTTTTTCTCAGCATTGAATCTATCTAAAAATTCTTCTGCTGTATTAATTGGTGCTTCTTCTTCATCTTCGTCTGCAGTGAAACCACCTAACTTGAATAAGTCTCTAGCAAATGCTGTAAATGGATTAGCTCCATCTTCATCATCCTCGTCTTCATCAGATGTAGTATCAGTAGCTTTTGCAACAGGTTTAGCTGGTGTTCCATCTTCATCTTCTTCTTCATCATCATCTGTACCGTATAAGAAATCAGTGATATCCTGTTTAGGAGCGTCATCGTCTTTCTTATTTTCTTCTTCATCAGATGCTAGAGCTTTCACTGCAGCTTTCTTTTTAGGAACTTCAGGAGCATTTATATCTTGAATATCATCAGGATTGCCTGTAGATGTTTCTGGAGCCATTAAATCATTTAATAGCTCTGCATTACCTACACCTTCCATGGTGCTCTGAATGCTGAAATTCCCAAAATCTGGGGTTTCTAAATCATTGGCCATACGTAGTTGGGATTTTTTAATTGGTTTTTCGATATAAAACTAAATCACTATAAGTTAATAACAAATAGGAAAAGGTCAAAAACGCTAAATATTTTAGATAATATAGCATTAATAGTTTTTGTTCTAACCAAAATGATTAGAACTACTTACTTTTTGACCCTCTATTGCTTGCATTTATCTTAGCTATCTTAAGATCGTTGTCTTGATTTTTAAGGTCAACGTCAATCTTTCTATTCTCTACAGCTAGTTTTTCTCTGCTCATTTGACTCTCATTTTGGATCTCTCTTAATCTAGTTTGATAATCTTTAGCAGCATTAGACTGATCAGCAGTAAGTTTAGTCATCTCAAGAACATCTGCAGTGCCAGATGTATCAACATCTGATAATGGCCCTGCTTTAGATTCAGCAGCAATCATTGCTATCTGTACCTTGTTGATTCTATCTAGTTCTGCTTGATAATCATCATGTGCAATTTTCTCTTCTTGTAATTGAGAAGTTTGTTGTAAGGCAGCTTGTGCTTGTTGCTGTTGTTGATCTATCTGTTGTTGTTGTTGTTTTGCTTGTTGATCCTGTAACTGCTCTTGTCTTTCTTTAAGAGTCTTAAACACTTTCTTCATCTGACGTACAGAGTTAGTGCTATACAATTCAATGATGTCATGTAAGCTTCCACCATTCTGAAGAACTGCTTGAGATAATGCTCTAAGCTCTTGGAACATTTGTTTATCTTCTGGACGATTAGTTAAGAACACCTTAAGATCACGGAACTTAAGTTCAGATCCATTCACTTGAACAAACGCATTCTCTCCTTCAGACGTAATGTAAGAAATGGTAGATTCTGGTTTCTGACTTTCTGTATATAATGCTGCATCAATCATTGACTGATACAGCTGTCCTAATACATATTCGTGTGCTACAAATAATGACTCTGTTTGTGTGTAGCTTTGTGTTACAGCGTTGTTTGTACCTGTAGCAGTCTCAGAAGCTGACACGTTACCTAAACGTTGCTTAGACATACCAATAAGCTCCCAACACTCGTTCTTCATTTGTTGAGCTAGAGTGTAACGAGATTGAATCTCCTGCGTACGTGTAAGGTCTAAACTTGTAAATTGATTGAATGAACTTGGAGCTTTTAAGTTCTCAGGAGAGTCGTCAATAAATACCACTCCTCTATTACGTGCTTCCATTTCCCATATATCAAGAGCATCTTGTGCATCTCCATCTTTAGGAATAGGGATATGTCTTAATGACATAAGCTGAACCTTACCTACTTCTTTCTCAAGAAGCTTATATAATTGGTTCATACAAACATTGTATATCACCTGAAACGGCTTCATCATATCTACAATACTCTTAGCCTCAGTATTCTTGATCTCATGTACTAGCCCAATGATAGGGCAGTAGTTTAATAACTTGTATGGAGAGATGTGATAGATGTCTGGTCCAATTTTTACACCTTGATACCATTGATTAATCCATCCCCATTCTAATGATATTTGAGTGGGTATGGTGCCACTTTTATAGCTTTCATCAACAAGCGTAGATTGCTCATTGCCCATTTCATCTGTATAAATAAGCTTACCTATCTTTTTCTTAGAGATCCAGTAAGATCTCACCACTACATATTTGTATCCAAATGAAGACACATTTGATGTAAGTCCTAAGAAATCTTTTAGTCCATCATCATTCTCTTTCATCTCAGATTCAATGATCATACGTGTCTGAAGAACAAGAGGATCAAATGTATCATATTGTACAGAGTCAATACCATCAGCAGCATTAGGATTGCCTAGATTAGATTCACGAACATTTATAAGTCCATAATCTTGTAATGATGAACGTAAGTGATCAATCTCATCTTTTGCAAGCCATGTAAATGTTTCAATAATCTCAGATAGCTCCATCACTTGTACTAAGCCAGCAGCATATGCTCCTTGTGCACGCCCTGTAGGATCAGAGATATATTTTCTATCTGGTGTAGTTAAGAACCAAGTATTCTTTGGATTGGCCACCTCAACATTAAATCCTGTTTTAGAGTTATCCTCATATATATGATAGAACTCACGAGCTGTAATACCAAGATCACGGAACGCATCCTCTGATTTCTCTTTAGTATTAAACTCAGCTTTGAGTGCTGTAAGAATATGGTTTCCCCACTTCTCAGCTATAGATGTATAGTTATCAAGTTCGTCTTTAACTTTTTCTATTGCCATTTTTTGCACTTCTTCCTCATCTGGCTCCTGACCTTGCATTAACATACTTTGTGCAATCTTTTGCTTGGCTTCATTTAAAACAAATTCTTGAAGAATACTTGTCTTAAATTCAAGCTCCTCAGAACGAGAATCATCATCAAATGCCTTAACACGAAATGAATCAGGTCTCTTTGATATCTCTCCAATAAGCTCATTAAGAGGAGTTGTTAGAATAGAATAATGTTTTACATAACCAGGCAAACCAAGATCTGCCGTAAGCATATCTGTAAAACTTTTTACCTCTGGCTCTTGATAGAAGTCTTCCATACGAAGTATACCCTTCACCAAGTCATAGTTTTTAACAAACGTATCTCGATTCTTTACATACTCAGCATATGCCTTGTTAGCAAAGTAATCCATTGTATTCTTGATCCAACTTTCATCCATCTTCTCTTTTTCAGTCTTGAACTGATCAGGAAAGATATTAAGATAGGCGTACCTGATGGTTGCATCTTTGGTATATCTAATGATTGCCATTATGTAAACAGTTTATGTTTTTGTCCTGGGAATAAGCTACCGCCTCCCACAAATAATTTATTTTTCTTCTTAGGTAGGTGCATCGATTGAATACGTATATCACCTTTATCTCCCACTCTTCCCATAATAGGATCCATTTTCATAGCCTGAGCTATTGCTAATTCAGCTGCAATGATACGGTCAAAGTTACCTTCTTCATTGTACTGAATCATTTCTTCAAGAAGTACAGGATCAAAAATCTTCACCATACCTTTTGTTTCACTGAGTATCTTTCCATCGTCATCCTTCTCAGTAATAATAGGCTCCTCAGAGTATGTCTTGAGACACGTATGTAAGAAATCTACAATCTTACCTGCAGATCTATGTACACCGTAGTCACGTCTAACGGTAGTATTTGGCACCACTTCTTTTAACCAATCAGGTTGCTTTTCTAAATAATGCGCATCTCCTTTAGACTTCATGTATTCAATGAATGATATCTCATCATTCTCTACAAGTGCTCTTGCATTGTAATATTTAATGAGCATCCTTGCTTGTTCCTCCCAGGTTTCTTTCTTATCAGGACGTGCGCAGTATGAAGCTACAAACATGTCTTGATATTTTTCACTAGCTATAGAGTGCATACGTTTGTAAATATACACAGCTCCTAACGATGTAGAATATGCAGCTTTACCTTGACGGTATGGATCGACTCCTGCTACATATAATCCATAAGGTGGTGCTTCTATAGGAAACTCATATATAATTACAGGAGCATCCTTATTATCAGAGTTCTTTAGAGGGAAGTTGGTGATGGGCAATTTGTCTGTAAACTCATGCTTTATACCATCGCCATCATCATATAGCACAACAGGTGTACCAGTGCGCTCCTGTGATAGGAGTCTGGTCTTTTGTCGTTTTGCTCCCTCTATATCAAATATGTTACTATCTTCATTTAAGAATATATCATCCACTTTCTGTGGATAGTACATCTTCTCCTTTAAATAAGCAACTCTATCTCCTGACTTTTTAAGTCTATTAAGGTTATCTTCTGTTATCTTTGTTGCTAATGCTTCATCACTTACAAGCATCTTAAGCTTGTGAAGATCATTCTTTACTGGCTTATCTAAATATGCACCAAGTGAACTTTCATACTTAGCCTCCATTCTAAACTTATGAGAGATGAATAGTCCGTGTACACGTTTATCATCTTCTGCATTGTTATAGGTCATGAAGTTGAAGTTTTCTACGTCAAACATTAATAGCTTGGCGTCCATAAACTTCTTCATATCCCCACCAGTTCCTGTAAGAATCGGTGAGCAACCCCAGCCAAAGGGTGTAGTGAAACCTGGAATAGCCGCTTGTAAACCACGAAGGAAACTTCCTTTACCAATCTCATCTATAATTAACTTTCTAGGCTTACTACCAGCAATTGCTTCTTCATTATTACCTTCATCAAGGTTACGTATTAATATCTGTGAGAATGGCATACGTCTACCATCTCTTGTCTTAATTCCCAGTGTCACTTGGTTCTTCCAATTATCCTCAATCCTTTGCCACTGCCAGGCTTGTGGTAAATGGTTGAGCCCTTTATCTATCTTATCTGTAATAAGTTTTATATCGGGAGCATTCAAGCCAGCAATGATATTTTGGCTGTTCTCATCAAATGTAGCACCATGTGATACATAAGATGCCTCAATAACACTCTTAGCAAAACGTCTGATTCCTAAAATAACAAGCCCTTTGCGAGCCCTTTCTGCCTTGTCTATCTCATTAGCCACCACCCACTCATTATCACGCAAGGAAGGGTTTGTATACCTCTGAGATATTCTTCCTCTATCATCTATAATATCTATCTCTGTATGCCATACATTAAGGTGCCAATATAGAAAAGGAGGAATGTATGTGTCTCCCATCATACAACCATTCTTACATATCTCCTCATGGAAATCATAGAAATCTCCATACTCTGCACTGTCTACTAGAGGTATACGTTTCTGGTTAATCAACCAATCTTTAGAATCAATCTTAAGCAGTTCCATTCCTTTGCTTTAACCAACGTTCAGCCTTAGAGCTCATTCCTCCTCCACCTCTCACTTCCACTTTACTCTCTTCTTTCTCACGTAGTTTATCCACCACCTCAAGAAGAGCTAAATAGTTCTTCATGGTTTCTTGTATAAACTTACCCTGAGATTCAATGGATGCTATCACCATAGGAAGCAATCCACCTTTACCTGTTGGTTTCCACTCAATTCTGTCTTTCAACTCATGCATAGCATTAGCATCAACATATGCTCTCCATGATGATAATTGTTCTTCAGCCCAATCGAGCTCTGTATTAATATATGTAGTTTTCTTTGGTGCTGCCATTATCTAGTCGTCTTCTTCATCTTCGTGAAGTATATTATTTAAATTAATACCATCATTAATTATATTATCTATATCTGAATCAGAATGAAATATGTCTATAGATAAACGTGATTTGTATTTCTCTAGACAATCAAATACTTCAGCATCTGTCATGTTCCATGTATTTGGCTCAAGAGCTGTTGCTAAATGTCTACCCATACTGCATTTAGGATGGGATTGTTTAAGCTCTATTAGTACTCCTAGTATTTTTTCATAGTGATTAGGTTTCATAGCTTTACATTAGTTGGTTTAAATCATCATTTGTTAGCTTACTTCTCACCTCCACATATGTGTCTTCAATTTCCTCGTCTTCAATTTCTTCTACATCATCTAATCCTTCTTTGGCTTCGTCTGAAAGATAATCTTCTGTAAACATTAAAGATATAGTGTTGTCTTCAGGCTTAATTATGATATCAACGTAATCTACACCTCTTTCCCACAACTCAGACATTATATCCATGAGCTCGTTAATATCTACTTTCTTTAAGACTGGATTCTTCATAATTTTGTTTTTAAATCTTGTTCTTCTTCAGGATCTTTCATTTGTGCTAACCAATACTTCTTAGGACATTCACATGACAAGCATGCTGCCTTAGCTTTTAACATACATCCACATTCTATACAATGATCATAAGGAACAGTGATGGGATGATTTTTAGAGTGATACATGCAACTGTTACAAATTGCCATGCGCTCAGCGCTAATCTTCTCTATTGTATCTTTTAATTCTGATGAGGGAACAAGCATATTTTTCCATCCCTCATATATCTGTCCGAAGTTAATCATATTTAATCATTGGTTTAAGTGATGCGATATGTTCTTTTGTAGCTTTCAATACATTCTTAGAAAACACAGGATTCTTTTTAGCTGTCTCTGGATGATCTAGTTCATTCTGTAATATCTCCACTGTCTTTTGCAATGACACTAGCTTCTTCTTGGCTTTATTATTATTAAAAATAAACTTACCAAACCCACAAAGTTCTATTGTATGATGAATGCCCATGGCCTCGTGAGCAGATTTAAATTGATAATCAACAACCTTCTGTACAATCTGCTCATTAATTGCAAGCTTTACAGACGTTGTTCGTATTAACACCTTGTTGACATCATTACTCATTATGTTCCACCTTTATCTCTAGCTTAATATTATCCTTGAAATTAAGAAGAATAAGAGGATTAACTTTCACCTTAGTTCCATCCTTCACTAAGACCTTCACCTTCTTAAGCTTGCTTATCATGTTATTGATTGTAGGGGATGTAGAATTATACTTCTTACAGAACTCTTCCCTAATAGACGAATAAGATATGTTTCCATTAACGGCTGCAAATGCTATCAACTGTATCTCTCTTGTTGTAAGCTTAAGATCATTAACAGTGGAAAGTAGGCTATAGTATTTCTCTGCCATACCATAGTCATCATCCACTCTCCTTAAGAGAGTTTGTACTATCATCTTCTTACTTGTTTCCATACGTAGTTTGTAACAAATATACTAGAAATATTCGTAATTCCAAATCTCTATATTATATATTAAACTTTGTATATACAAATGAAATCGTAATTATTAACAAATGTACATCTAATCTTTTCATAGAGTAATAGTATAAATCTTTACTCCTGAATTCAAATCCCATTCCAAATTTAGAGGGACTATTTATCCTTATATCTATCATAATATATGTGTTTAATAAATGGCCCCCCCTTATCCCCCCCAAAGTTGCAGCAATTTTTCCGTCCATCCAAACTTTTCCTAAAATTTTTATAGGGGCCATAGTGATTATAGCCATGAGAGAGGAGTCTACTTCCAATAGTGACCCCTCCTATCAAAGGGGAGGTTGCCGCCTACCCCCATCAATCTATCAGTTCACACTTAAATCCAAATTACAATGGCAACTAAAGTATTAGACACAATTAACCTTATCGGTAAAGACACTCGTAAGGTAGTAAAGCTTTCAGGTACTTTCTTTTACAAGGAAGGAACTAAAATGATTACAGACTTTCCTGCAGGCTACCACCGCTACAATTACAATGGTGTGGTATTCACCGTTCCTGTGGATAATGATTTCCACGCTGACCTAAAGAGTGGTAAGGTGCACGAGGTTGTTATCAATCAAGTGGAAGATGAAGAGGATAAGGAGCTAACACGCTATCAGTTCCACACTCACATCAACAAGCAAGCTTTCATTGAGGATGCAATGTTTGTTGCTCAACTCGAAGCTATCGAGGCAGGTCGTGGTGCTGTTGCTATCCCTTCTGTTGAAGAGGTTGAGGCTATGGCGTAATAAGAAGGGGGAGAAATCCCCCTTTTTATACATATATAGGGTGGGTGAACGAAGCACAACTTCGTACGTGGGTGGGATATACACACGAAACATACAAACTAATGATATCTTGCACTTTGTCCCTAGGGAGATATTAACTTTTATGATAATATATCATTAGTTTTATATAATGTGAGGGTGTAAAAGGGAGCGTGTGTGTTACCTATCCATATAAAATAGTAAATAAATACATTGTAAAATACGCTATACTATTGTTTAGATATAGCATTAACAACCTTTTAAACAATAAAGAAATGAACATTACAATAACAAAACAAATGATTGCAGATGAGATATGTAGTCGTTTATGTGGTATGGCAGAGAGTAATCAAGAGAATTCTTTTGAACTATCTGATCAGTTTATACTCATTAGGAATTGGACTGATAAAGGTCATTTGATGGTAACTTATGATCAAATCTTAAATGGCTATCATTCCTTTGATGGATATAAAGCTACAAGAATTCCTGAGTTTATATCTAAAGATTGGGATAAATCTTTTAATATATACAAAAGATTAAAACATTTATAAAGAGAGGGAGACTTGTTCTCCCTTTTAACCCTTTAAATAATAACAAAAATGAAAACATTTAATGATTTAGAATTTAAAGACCTTATTGCACCTGATGGTGGAGTAGGAAAAAGAGCACGTATGATGTTTGATAATGGATATGGTGTATCTGTTGTACAAACAAACATGACATATGGTGGTAAAGAAGGATTGTATGAATTAGCAGTGTTAGATGATCCTAAAGGTGGTCCAGTATCGTACACTTCTGTTACTATGGATGTATTAGGTTGGCTTACAGAAGATGATGTAACAACACATATGGCTGAAGTACAAGCTTTACGAAATATATTTATGACAAAGCATCAAATAAAACAATTAAAAGAAAAAGATTGGGATGTTATAAAATCAGGAGCATATATATCATTATGTAGAAAAGATTTTAAAAAGGATCATGTGTATGAAGAAATATGTAGAATCTTATCAGTATCTACATATTCTAATCACTTTACAGTTTTATCAATCGCAATCAAACAAGAAAATAAAGAATAAGATTAATGTTATTGTAATATGTTTCAGGCAAAACTATTCATTCTGTAAAGCAATAGTTTAATTACAATAGCATTAATTTTTTTAACCTTTTAAATAATATATGTATGTTAATTACAATGACTAGTATGATATCAAAAAATGCATCCACTAGGGATATTGATATCACAATAGAACAACTATTTAGAATAAAGCATGAAAAAGAGCTTATACAAAATGTTGTTCCACATCTATCTATAGAAGATAGAGAGTTTTTAATATCTGGTATTACACCAGAAGAATGGGAAGAATTGTTTCACACTATAGAAGACTAACTAAGATGAAGAAATTAGTATTACTAGTGGCTATTGTCACTACATTGATGAGTTGTGACTCTCATGAGAAAGTCAAATTGTCCAATGGTGCTTACATCATTGCTGAGAATAACACTGATGTAAACTATTCAGACTTTAATGTTGTATGTGTACAACATAGTAAAGAAGGATGGTATGTATGTAGTGATGGAGAGATACGTGACACAACTATTGTTACATTATCAGGAAACATCACACATAGAATTGGTAGGATTGAAACTACTTACAGATAATGGATACTACTATCAAAGTGACCTTCCCAATAGATGATCTTGGGGAGGTCTTAGAATTTGTTGCTAAGGCATACAATGATCATAACTATTCAGCTAAAGACAACAAGATGGATTATGATGCTGCAATAAGTTGTAAAGATGAGCCTGATTATGATGCAGATGATGCAGAATGTTGTTTTAGGCGTTATAATGAGAGTCTAGAATGTGTTAAGGTGTATAAAACAGAATTAGAGACTTTGTTAGAATACATTGAGAAAGAGCATTATTGGATACTTGATAATTTAACTAGAGATGATGATTTCCAAGCTTATTTAGCTTGGTTAAATCCTAATATTAAGAGATATAAAGATCTAATATTTGATGAATCAGATACAGCATCTTTCTATGTAGACAATGGTATAGGTATGACTATTAAAAAGACTAGTAGTCGATATGGTCGTGATCATCATCAAGTTAAGTTTGTTACAAAAAGTGGAGGAAGTTACTATACAGGTTTTTTAGATATTGATGACAAAAGCCATGGTATTCATTATGATATGGTGAGAGATGTATACAATGATGTGTACAAATCTAAAGTAGAAGAATTCATGGTCAATCTCCAAACTAGTAAAAGATTGTTAACAATGATTGACAATGAAGAAGATTAAATGGTTAAGAGGTTAAAATGTAGTAAAGGGCTCGACATATTGTTGAGCTCTTTCTTTTTTAGCTCTCTTTAAATCTTAATAACATGAGAAAACTAAGAAATCCAATAATTGATGGACATAAGAAGTGCAGTGTATGTCACACAGTAAAGGCTGTTGATGCATTTAGCATGAAAAAGAGTTTACATGGTGAGATGTTTCATAAATCTAAATGTAAAGAATGTATACGTGCTTATAGTACAAAACTAAAAAGATCACTTGGTATACAACCTACGAAGTGCTATCCTATTATTGATGGATGTAAACAATGCACTAGATGTGATAAGGTAAAACCAATTGATCAGTTTGGTAAACATTCTAGAAATATATCAGGTATAAGATGTCATTGTAAAGAATGTGAAGTAGAAAGAAGTCTTAAACATAGAAGAGCTAAAGGTGCAGTTCCAAACGTAGAAGTTACTCATCCTATTATTGATGGTTTAAAGCAATGTTATGTATGTAATGAAAATCTTTCTGTTGAACAGTTCTCAGTAAATAAGAAAGGATATATGAAACATTCATGTAGAACATGTAATCTTAAGAAAGAAAAACCTCTTCGTCACAAATATTACAAGAGAGATTCTGAAGGATTAACTGATAATTATCTTGGAATGGTAATACGTAAACATATTCCTATTAAGAAGAAAGATATTCCTGAAGATATCTTTCATGTGTTTAGAGAAAAGATTAAGATTCAACGTGAGCTTAAACAATTAAAGAATTAAAACCAACAAATGCGTAAAAATGGCAAAGACAGTAAAAAAAGAAGAAATAGCTACAATAGCACAAGAGTTAGTTGTAGTTACTAAGACAGATCGTTCTAAATCTGTTCGTTTGGTCCTTCAAGATATGGGAGATTCATTAAAGACCAATTTTGACAAAACAGCAGATTTAAAAACTGCACTAGCTGCAATTGCTGCATATAATTCGGCAATTACAATTGTTAAAACACAAGTGATGTACAAGAGATTAACTGGTACTCCTGGTAAAATAGATTTTTTCGAGTAATTATTCACCCTTTAAACATTTTCTATCATGAAAATAACCTTTGATTTGTATGGTGACATGAATGATGTCATTATTCAGGCGATTGTAGACGAGTTAGCTGACGATTGTAAAATCCAAGCTAAAGTGAAAGGATCAGACAAATTGTTAATCACAATGCCTGATGTCTCACATGAACAAGCATTTAAGCTTGGCACCATGGTTGAGAACGTAGTAAATTATCATTACAATAAAATGATTGAATCACTACACTCTCAAGAAATGGTTTTACAACAAAAAGTATATGAGAAAGCATTTGCTGTTCCATTTACTGTTGAAGAACTTCAAGAAATTGTGTACTAATGAAAAATAGAGATGTAGTTTCATTAGTGATTCTAGCATTGCTATGCGTGTTGTCTATGGTTAATATTGTCTGGATGGTTATAACTAATCATCCAGACTTAGCTATTGGCTCAGCAATAATGTTTTCAGGATCAGCAGTTATATTAATGAGTGAATTAGCAGATAAATAGCTTATGGATATTCAAAAAGCTATTAAGATAGAAGGACCCAAATACGGTAGGTGCAAGTGTATTATTGACTATACAGTAGTTAATACAGACATCATCTACCGTAAAGGTGGTTCATACTTCTATGAATACCACTCAGGTGGTAAGAGCTATTACAAGATATATCTTAGTGATAATAGATCATCTTGTAACATCAGTAGTAAAGCATTTAATGTAAATTTTAAGAAAACGCATGAGAAGTCAATCAATCGAGCTACTAAACGTAGCAAAAGAATTACGCGAGTATGTAATATCATTAAATCTTCCACAAGATATAAATGAAGAAGGCAAACCTGTTGGTATTACTTTACGTATATCAGATAGAATACGTATACATTATCATCCAGTACATGACTATTGTAGCATGGAACTTTCATCATGGCCTAAAACAGTGAATGTATCATTGTTTGAAACTGCTGGGTACAGTAATAATACTATCACTATTAATGTAGAATTGGTAGATGATGTAGAATTACAAACTATTATTTTGTTAGTTCAAGCAGATATTGCTATATTTAAGGCAACAAAACTAATTGAAGATGTACATTCCAGCTCATCTAGTATTTAAGAATTACGTGCCATCCAGATTAAAGGATGGCATGTTATTCATTACAGAACGTTCTATGCATACATTAGGTGGTGAACAAACATACATACATATCTATGAAATGAATGATGTACCATTAGATAGTGATGATTACGAGATATTCTATGCTGAGCATGGATTTCCTGTTAATGTTGAGATATATGGTCAGATTGAAGACAATCCTGATGCTGCGCTTGTTTTATTAGCCGAAGAGAATTCTATTGGTTGGATAGAGCACGAGAATCAGTTGTATGATTTCACCATAGACGACATGAATGCTATAATGATGCATTACAATGGTATGCTTGGCATATATATGGAAGAAGATGAAACAACAGAGCTATTAGTTCCAGTATTAGAGGAAGGAATGGTTGTTGTTACATGGATGGATAATATATAT